ATTAAAGCAGGACATGATTTGCCAGAAGGACTTCTGCTGGAGATACTTTCAGATGATGATAGATATGGTAAAATATAGTTATGGACAACAACATTGAATTAACAGATGAAGAGATCTCAAAAGGGTATGAGTCAGATAACCCAGATGAAGATAAGTGGGATAACATTGAGAAGGCTTGTTGGAGCGGTTATAAGCAGGTTGGTATGAAAGATAAGGGCGGAAGAAGAGTCCCTAACTGCGTACCAGTAAAGAAGTCTCTATTTGGCACAGAAGGACCACAGAGCCTCATACCAAGGAATAAGTAATATGGGGATACTAGATAACCTTGAAGCGGCTCTAGAGGCGGAAGAGGCAGAAATCTGTCACTACTGTAACGAAGTAGCTAAATATACAGATATAGCTGAAAAAGATCAAGCATCATATGGCATAGTAGGTGTATGCGAATGTCATGCATATAAAGGATTATCTTCTTAATATAGACCGAAAGTGAAGTCGAAAAGTAGAGACCCCTTGTCAGTACCTGACATAAATGTTATAATAAATGCATGTTACAGAACTTAGAAATACCTGATCCATTTGCTACTTTTGTGGCACACAAATATGCCAATTTTAAAGGCATGAAATATGACTTCTTTAGCGGTGAATGGGATATGGCATGCGGTGCATGCCAAGAGCCATTGAGCGCTCCAACTAAGAAAATATTGACTAAGATCAGACTATATCATACTCGTAATGAATGTCTTGGGGGATACTGATGATAGATAAGATTATAGGTAGAGATCCCAATTGCTATACAGGCGGTGACTGCTGGAATTATGACTATTCAGATAGATGGTTGTTACTCTTCGGTATCACAATATCAATAGTAGTCATAGCCAGAATAATACGCAATAAAAGGCGGGGTGGCAAATAGGTATGGCAAAAAAGCGGAAATTCAATTGGGATCAACAGCTTCAATATGCCCAAGAAGCATTAGATAAGAATAAAGCCCTAATAGAGTCTACATCTAGAGGAACTAATGCAAATAAGGCTTCATCTTGGTCTAGAAGACCATCTAAAAACAAAAGCCCATTGCAGTAAGATAATGGTAGAATAGACCTATGAAGAAGATAATGATAGCTGATGTGGTTAAGGCAGTTGCAGAAGAAATAGAATCTGAAGAAGATAGAGCCATTCGTGAAGAAGTGGCAGAATCTCTTGGCGTAGAGCCAGGTGATGTAGATGACGATGATGTTGAAAATTACCTATCAATGGGCGGGAACAAAGGGGAGCTGGAATCCTCAGTAGGCCCAATACAATGGATATATGACAATAAAGATAAGACATATGTCGTATACATGATAGTTACAACCATGGGAAAGCAAAGAGATATCATATACAATATAGACCCTAATATAATGAAAGACTGGAGAGATTCTCAGTCTATGGGAGAATATTGGAATATGAATATCAGATCCAATGAAGCAATTGAAAATAAGGCAAGAAGCAAAGATTTTCCTATTGGTGGATGTAAACCAAATCCTGTGGACCCACAGGTTGTCGATAGATTTTCCACCAGATTTGCTGCCATATCCTAATATCCCCCTCCCTTTAATCTCCCTTGTATGAGCCTCCTAGAGGCTTATTTAGTGGAGTATTGTGGAGTAAAGTGGAGAATCATACTATTAATTTAGGCCTAAATACTATCATTATATATATCTGAATATACCTGTGTAATGGTACAAACGATATCATTTCGTAATCGTAATGTCAATAGCGCCCATATAAAGCATATTGGCCAATATATGTCAATAGATATTTCCAGGATATTTAAAATATGTTCGTAAAGAGCAATTTTGGCCCATATTTATGCCAAAAAATTATGTCTAATTCTGTATAATTTGTCTCATATAATGAGATATTTTATACAGATTTTGACAGATTTTATTCAATATGCATACAAATTCCAGCGTATTTTTACATGCGTCGTAAAGAGAAAATTTGGCCCATAAGATGGGCATACAAAAATGGGACATATAGCTAATTAAAGCCATATGCCCCATAGGGGAAATTTATCTATCTAGTAATCTATTTCCAAATGCTTCACCGATCATCATAATTAATGCAATCATTACAAAAAAGACCATGAATAGTGTCCATATAAATCCTGTTGCAAATAATATGATTAATAGATTAAGTAAGACTATATTCCATGGTTTCATTAGAATGAATCCAAATCCATTATATACTTAGGGTCTCTTACTCTTGTTTCTTTCAAGGAGTCTATTGTTAGGTTTCTATCCACCGCTCCATATTTTGCTTCCAGCATATCATTGAGCGCATCTGCTAAAAGCAATCCTTCGGATGTATATCCTTTATCCCATTCTGACTTTAATCTAAGGGAATTATATTGGATAATATATCTAACTAGTTCCATTAGTCTGTCTTGGGTATACAAGGTATGTTCAGTTGTTAGTACATTAGCCATTACTGCTGGTGAGAAGTTAGCATTATTTAGATAGTCTGTTAGTTTTTCTGCCGCTTTGAATTCGTTCGCCTTAGCCATGAGTTCCGCCTTTCGTTTTGATTATACCATTGACCACTGACATTTGTAAATGAAGGGGGACCTGCCTCCGAAGAGGAAGGTCCCCACAGTTAGTTATTACTTGACGTTCTTCTTGTCTGTGAAGACTACGCCTTCTTGTGCTGCCTTGCTGATAGCTCCTAGAGCTGCAGCTGAAAAGCGGCCACGCTTGCCCACAGAAATTCCCTGGGCCTTTAGGTATTCACGAGTTGTTGTTGGTGTTGACATAGTTTGATCCTTTCTAGATCGAGTTGTTATATATATTATATCCGAATTTCGGGGTTTTGTAAATAGGGTCGTAAAGCAATATTTTTGCCCGTGTCCCTTAGCTTAATGACCGTTATGTCCGAATTGTCCATAACGGCCAAAGCTATCTTTATTCAGTTGTTAGTTCTTCTACTTGGTATGGCTCTATCTTATCCTTTTTAGCAGCAGCCTTTACCCATTCCTTTTTTGGGCTTGATACTGCCTTATACCATGCGTCATCGCTATCATCTGCAGTTACTACAATGTAGTAATCCTGAATGATATCTCCATAGACTTTATATTGTTTGCTCATAGTCCTACCTGCTCTATCTTATCTTTAATTAATTTAGCAATGATGTTGTGCGCCTCGATGTTTTCTGTTTCGGACCCACCCCATAGCAAGGCCTGGGCCTTACTAAGTTGATCGTTTAGATACTCATCACTCATCTTCATCTTCGTCCTCCTCCTCTTCATCTTCAGGGTCTACGATGTAGTCCCTGTTTAACATCCATTCTAAAACTTCTTCTTGGTGCTGTTCTGCTCCCCATTCCAAGGAGAACCCCATACCAGCCTCCACGGCCTCACACAGGTGGTTCCACATGTCTTCTTGGGTTGCCTTGGCAACATAGGTGTCATCCTCTAGAATGCCATTGATTGTCGACCATGTCCACAACCAAACTAATGATAGACCTAAGTCAGTGCTGTCTAGAATCTCTAGACATTTGTTTAGTTTATCTTTATCTTCAGGCTTCATTTGCTACACCAAAATCTGTTCTCTCTTGAATTGCAAATGAGAGTTGATATGTTAATCGGTACAGGTCAACCAGCATGTCTAATCGTCCTTCACACTCTGTACGGACCATAGAGTCCATTGCTTCCTCTGATAGTTCTTCTTGCTCTAAAGCGCTTGTTAGGTCTTGCTCAGCAATAAGCATTAGATTCTTTAGTTCTCCGTGCAAGATATCAAGACCTGATACTCCTGCATTGACCATGCGTTGCAAATGGGGCGGGAGCCCAATGTCTTCTTCATTCATTAGATTACCTCATAGTTCACTAGTGTTGATTCATTTAAGTTGTTTGCCCAATCAGGCTTTCCTTCTACCCAATCATATTCAATATCGATATCTCCTCCGCCTTCGGCAGGAGCACCAATTTTTATTACCAATTCTGTCCCGTCCTCAAAAAAGATTTGTTCGACGGCGGAACGATAAGTAACTTCTCTAGATGATATATTCATTATTCATACCTTTCGTTAGTAGAGTTCATTATATCAGTTGCCACTGACAATAAATGCCTGGTTGCATAAATCTGTCCCTCAATATCTACTACATGTAAAGACATAGGATTTTCTTCTAGGTCTTGTTCTAAACTAATTAGATGTAATTTAATATACTCTAAGAATGCAGATGACTTAGTCATTATCAAAATATCCTTCTGCCCATAGCCCCTGGAGGAAGTCCTGTGCCTTTAGTAGCCCGTCCACAATTGGATCTTCATCAACACGAACGATATCTGATTTAAGAATATAGAAAAGCTTGGCGTCATGCATAGCATTTCCCATTTCATCTATATCTGTTTTAGTATATCCTAGCATTCAATTGCCTCCATATATTTAAGCATAGTGTTGAGTGTTATGTGAATATAACAATCACAATCATCTGATGTATCTCTGTCATCAAAATGGATTAAGTTGTCATCATAGATATAATCAATTAGTTCTTGGCTGGTAATCATAAGCAATACTCATCTCCTTCGATATATCCATAATATTCATTGTATGATTGCTTTAAGTTATCAGGAGCAAATTGCATAAATCTCCATTCAGCATATGCTTCCCCTTCATCTAAATTAGATTGATTCCAATCTTCAAATAATGCTTGCTCAATATCTACTTGAATTGCTCCAAGGATATGTTCTCCTACTGTATCTGTAAATGCTTCCATTATGCTTCCGCCTTTCTATATTCGGGTACTTTAGTGTCTAAGTATATCTTATGGGTCTGACAAATTGCTACAGCCTCTAGGTCAGCATTGCCTAGCCAGTTGCAGTTGCCACAGATTTCACCGCAGTCATTGTCGCAGTATTCCATTTGGTCGGTTGCATCACAATCACGGCACATGTTATCGTATTCTGATTCTGATATAACTTCTCCACGGAGGAATTCCATTTCCCCACCCCAACCTGTTTCTTCTTCGTATGATAAAGTAAATAGTAGATTAGGATACTGTGCAGATAGTTTAGAGATAGCGCCAAGAGGTCGTGACCATGCAGTGTTAAAGTTGTAATGAACTACATAGTTCTCGCCATTTTCTGCTTCTTCAATAGTTGTATCAGGATACTTATTATCCTCGGCTACAGCAACATCCCACTTGGTTCCCCACTCACGCACATTAAAGTTGTACCAGTCATTGGTTTCAAACTTCATTGCCTGAGAAAAGTCGGTGGAACGAGGAGGCTGTCCATGATATTCCTCATCAGTAATACCAGCATCTCTATAGTTATAGATATTATGAAAAGCAAAGATAGGATTAACATACTTAGTCTGCTTGACATCATATGATAAATCACCTAATGCAGTAATAGAATAAACAAATGGCTTATTCATCTGCTTGATTAAAGATTTAACTTGCTCAGGATTACCTTCAATAGTTAATCCATTAAATACCCAATTTGGCATTTTATATCCTTTCGTTGATATGTTCCAATTATACAATGGACCACTGACAAATGGAATAGAATTGGCATGTGATACATGCCACATGATTCAGCTTTGTGGTCAACATCACAGCAAATTCCAGGGAATATAATTGACAGTCGTAAAGACAATATGCTACCCTCATGTCTTTGAGGGCAAAGAAAAACCCCCAGCTTAACTGGGGGTCTTGAATAATGGCTGCCTGGATTTCCAACGAAAGAAATAAACCCGCTTTACTTAGCGCCTGGCCCGAAGACTGATAGACGCACCATTATATTTCCTATTAAAACCAGGACCTTAGTCCTAGTCTAATTATACCATAACTAGTCGACTGTATTTGTCTACGAATGATGCTAAGGATGAACTAAATACAACTGTTTTTAGGTCTTCCTCGTATAGCGTAAATGTTTGGTTTGTCCAATCAATTACAGGGACCTTGTGTTCGTTGTCTCCCAATTGGTTGACATAGATACCCCACGATAATGTTTGGTTCCAGTCTTCTCCAATTAGATGTGATATAGCAATGCGTGTTGCATATGACTCATCCTGCCAACGGGACTCCGCTGCCTGCACTGCATTTGCTAGTTTGGCTAGCATGTCATACCCAGCCCAGTGTCCATATAGAAATACTACATTTTCCTTGGAATCTCTGAATCCAAAGTTTGCTCTGTCGCCCATTTTTATTCCGCCGTTTCTAAAGTAGGTATTGCTAGTTCTATCTTGTCTAATTCTATCACTTCATAGGCTACCTTGTCTAGGCCTGCCTTGTTTTTATTGTAGTGGTGACCGCAAAAAGCTAACTCACCATCTACTAGTTTAACTAGATACATTGCATCTGCTGATCCACATGCATCACATGGAATGAACTCTCTGTCTCTCATAGAGCACCGCCCTCAATCATCTCAGAAAGACGGTCAAGAATCCAAGAATCAATATCGTTGATATCAATTTCTGATAACTTCTCCATTATTTCTTCACGGGCAAACTTATACCCGTCATCCCAGCCATCCTTATAGTCTGACATAATCTCTCCTTAATAACCTGTGGTTTCGTAGTCTGATACATAAGATTCAGTTAAGTTATACTTATCTCTAAGTCTACTTACTTTCTCAATACTACCAGTTCCAATGTTGAATGTCAATGCAGACATTGCTTGTGGGTCAAGTCCTGTTATTTGTGCATCCCAATAGGCCATCTCCATGGATAGCCTATCAGGAGCGGTAAGTTCAAAGTACATTAGCCCTCGATTCTATCTACAGATGATGATAGCCAACTAATACCGTCTGAGTCATAAGAAACAGTGTCAAAATCAATATCATGAATTAGATTGTGTGCAGACTCTTCATCACGAGCATTAACTGTAATTGAATATAGAACTGTTACTTCTAGTTCAAACTCATTTGTTAGTTCAAATCCACAGATGCCAGCAATTTCTTCTGCTTGAAATTCTGTAAGAGATTCGTCATCAAGGCCTTCGAGTGTGAATACCTTCATGTCATCACGCAATTTGCTTAGAGTTCCTGCAGTTGCATAATCACGCTGAGTTATACGCTGGATGTGCTCTTCTAACTGTGTAATGCGGGCTTTGTTATCTACTAACTGTGACTCAAGAAATTCCCGTGTCAAGTAGTGATTATCTGTTGTTGTTTCCATTTTATCCTCTTTCGTTGTTGTTGGTGTAATTGTAGCATGCTCCACTGACAATAATGTGGTCTTGCGTCCGCATGGGCATGTGAGTTCTGTCACACCTGAAGGAAAGCCAAATCCATCAGATGATGTTAGTTCTATTAATGAATCGCATTCATCTGGGTCACAGACAAATGTATACTTGCTTGATACTAGTTCGTTGGTCATAAAGAGAATTGTACCAGGTCCCACTGACATTATCAAGGATTTCCAGGGGATATTTATGTGAGTCGTAACACACTTTTTGCCCCCTTAGCTTTGAGGGCGCTTGGCGATCCATAACGGACTTGAACCGTCGACCTCTACCGTGACAGGGTAGCGCTCTAACCAACTGAGCTAATGGACCTGGAAAAAATTGTGAGCAGTTTTTATTCATGCTCAGGAATTTATTTATTTAGAACGCAGAAATTAATTTCTTAATTTTATTTTTTTCTGCGGTTAGAATTGGGTCAAACCCTGATGCACCCGCCATGAGTGTTTCAGAATTTCCACGACCTGAACGATAGTAATCAAGGCGTTCAGTAAGTGCATTGAATGCACCCCACTTTGTTCCCTTGATGTTAGCGTTAGTTGGTGAATTGTGATACAACTCGTCAAGCAACACGACTTTGTTTTCCCACTTAGTCAATGCAACTTTAGCAGCATCCTTATCAGGCTTAGGATAAATTGTCTGAATTAACTTTGAGAATTCAGCATCAGTGATTGATTGAGAATAAAGAGCCTGAGCCTCTTTCTCGAATTCATCAAAGTACCCAAGAGCAAGCCCAAGAGTTTCACGAGCAACTTGGATGCGACCTTCAACAGATTGCGTGTGGCGAATCTTGAAAGATTGCTTAGCATTCTTCATTGCAAGGTTAAGAGTGTTTTGGCATACAACACGAACAGGAGTAACAGCAGCCTGAACAGCAACTGACCCGTCGTGAGATGTCCAAACAATTAGATACAACTTAGTTGCATCATTTGCGCCTTGTGGGTCAAGCACCATTGTGCGAGGAATATCCACTGTACCGAATACAACCTTACCGCTACGAAGTGAGCCAGCAGATTCCCAACGGCAATCTGCATTCGCATCGTGAATTGCATCTGCGAATGCAAATAGTTCCTCATTCTGCACAGGCTTGTAACGCTTTCCAACAGTTGCAAGAACATCAGTTCCATTGTTGAATGGGTTGTCACGAATAACTAATTGAGCATTAGATACATCATTCCATGTATCTGAAATATGGTCAGTTAGTGGAGACAAGCGAACATTCCAGTTGGAAAGTTTTGCCTCATCTAACATCATTTGAGTTGTAACATCTTCATCTTGTGTAAAGATGCGATTTGCAAGGTTGTGCCATGCAGGTGCGCCACGAAGTGCGAATGCAACTTCGCCATTTTCCATTTCTAGATTATGAGCCATTTTTTACCTTTCGTTTGTTTGATTAGTTGTAAGTATAACAGACCCCACTGACATTGTCTAGGATTAATTACAATATGTCCGAATTGATCCATGTGATTAATCTCACAAAATTCCAGGGTTATCCACAAGTGGTCGTAACCCTGTGGATAACCCCTTAGCTTTGCGGGCCAGCTGCATATGCAGCTGGTGTTAGATCTTTACAGACCTAACTCATCCCTAGTTAATTGGTTTTTGCGATTGAAGTTAATAACTTCGGACGGGAGGTAAAGAGCAGTTGTCTTAGTCTTCTTCAATGTATCATAGACATAAGCACGAACATCCCCTAAAAAGTTTCCTCTATTAGAGAATGCTAACTCAGTTAAATAATCTTTATCTACACCTTGTTCTGAATAGATTGTTACATCATTTGCTTTGTTTGCATCATAGATTTCTACTCTGAAACGATTTTTCATTTTGTTGCCTTTGTTAGTAGTTGTCCCAAAAGGGAGAGCAGTTTGGCGACATACTCAGGTCGTTGGATTATTTACAGATAACGAGCAATAGCATTGTAAGTGCTTGTGCTTACTGTTTCCTCATCTGTCATCTTTAGAATACGAATTGCGTTTTCCAATTCCTCTTTCATCTCATTGTATGAGTGGCGGTGGAGAACTTCGTAGTCCTTCTCAGGCTCTTTAGGAAAGTCTGACTCATTAACTGTTAAATCGAAATCAACATTGAGTGTCTTATTCCATGAGCGATAGTTTGTGCGGAAGTTTTCTGCCTTAGCAAAATTAGCCATAGCGAACTTTCCTACTTCTTTGCGCCACTTCTCCATAGCCTTTTCATGCTTTGCTTCGTTGGCTTCTTGTGATGCGTAATCGGCATTTAACTTTGTCAAGCGAGTTTCTAGTGCCTTGATTACCTTTGGTGTTGCGATTTTTACGCTAATTGCTTTCTGTCGTGCCATTTGTTTCCTTCTTTCGTTGTGAGTTGGGTTGATGAAGTAATTATAGCAGGGGGGTCTGACATTTCTGCGACCCCCCTCCCATTAAATTAAACGCCTAGTAGTGTTTGAGCGGATACGGAAGTCCAACGAGTTTCCTTGTTGGGCATTTCCAATAGCACACGCACCGAGCCAGATGTTTGTGGGTGGATTTCTTTAATCACACCTGTTTTCTTTGACTTGAGGGTAGTGAATAAATCGCCTACCTGATACAACTTGTCGTTGATTGTCATTTATTGCCTCTTTTCTTTGTTAGGTTGGTAATTATAGCATTGGGGTCTGACATTAGTCTAGCCCTGTCTCAGTATTTGAGAAAGTTATTGTGTGACCTTAGTCACTCAGGTAGCCAAGCGTGTAAGTGGTGAGCCTCGATGATCGCCCACACTGGCGCACATGTCTCACCTTTGTAAGTAATCCCATCAGGCATTTCGATAGTTTCATCCCACATGTCATCATGAGCAAAATCTATTGCTTCGATACATACTGGCACCATAGAAAGTGGAACGGGTGGGTAATGATTACCCTGTAAGTGATAGCCTAGTGCTACTTCTAAATCTAATTCTTCAGATAAATCTAATGCTGTATTGTATCCCATTATTCTGCCACCTTTAGTATTGCGTAAGAGCCATTAGCATTTATTTCATCAAGAATTGGTTGTAGGCGTGGTGCTACTAAATCTTTTAGCATAGACTCTAGCATAAAGATACGAGTATCCTCATCAAGTGCCATAACCTGTTGAGTTACTGGATGATTGTCTGCAAACTCTGTTACAAACTTTAGATTGTGTTCTACTATCATTTTTATTGCCTTTCGTTGTTGGTATAAGAGTATTATACACTAGGGCACTGACAAATTGTGCAACACGCCCAAGCTTTATCTTATTTATTTTGTGATTAATCTCACAAATTCCAGGGGGTTGTGGATAAGTCCCGTAAGCCTGTGGATAACCCCGCAGTATTGCGGGCCTGCATAGCTATGCATTACTCTGCATATTTATTTTTATGTTTGATCTTTCGAAAATATTTTTTCTTATTACGAACAGGTTGCGCCGCATTACTGCGGCGCAATTCCTGAATTCGTTTTACTTTATCTCGAAGTGAATTTTGGGACATGATACCCACTCGCTTCGTGAAATCGTTTTACATCAAATCGGTCATTATCTTTTGCGAACATCTCCGCAAAGTCATTAACCATTTTAGAAAATAACGCTGGGTGCGCTTTATCGCTTGCGAACTTTAGAATTTCTGCAACCGCGACATAATCTTTTCGTGTCATCATTTTACTGCCACCATTCCACTACGATAGAAAACTTTTGTATAGCATTTGCCTGTTGGCGTGTAAATATTTACAGTTGAGTATTCGTTAGCAAAACCCCAATCGGTGAATAAGAAAAAGTTTTCCCACGCACCAAATTCGCTTTCGTATTCTGCTGACCAATGAGGAGCGTGTCCGTCATAAGCACAAGTTAATTTATACATTAGTCATTTTCTCCGTTCCAAAATAGTGAGCCGTCATCTACGCAATCGCAAGGTTCGCAATCAAAATCATTATCATCACCAAAAAAGATTACTCCGTGTCCGTGGCAATCTTGGCAATCTATTGTTAATACTGAGTTAATCATTAGTGTTGTTCCTCGCAATCTTTGTCATAGTCAAATCCGCAAAAGTAGCAACCCATAAATTCTAGGTGTTCGATACAGTAATACTTAAATTGACTTTCATCACAACAAAAATGTTGCTCGTCTGCGATTTCATAGAAATCGGTTTTGTCGATTATGTTTAACATAGTTTTCCTTTCGTTTGTTTATTTAGTTATTGTATCAGTTAGCACTGACAAATTTTGTGAGGGTTCTTACTTACGACATTGGGCGAGGACTCCCTCTAAACTGCCCCTGTTTCGATTTTATTTAATCGGAAGTTTTTACGGCTAAATAGCGATAAGTATCTTTTAGATTTAGCGGTGCAGAATAAATTGGGCGTACCTGCACTTTGTAAGTATCTGCATTTGCATACCAGACACTATCATTTTTTTCTGCTGAAATAATTTCTCCAGTAAGAGAATTTGAGCGATACATTTTTCCTACAAGTAGGCTTTCGATAGTATAGACATTTGCTGACATTTGAGTCCGCCTTTCGTTTGTTGATAGTAGCAATTATAGCGGATAGCACTGACAAAAGATAATTACTAGCCAGTAATTCCAAATAATGAGACGCTCAAGCCGTGTGATAAAAATCACAAAATCTCGGGCGTGTCGGAAAATTCCAGGGGTTGTGGATAACCCCCGTAACCCTGTGGATAACCCCGCTCTTTTGCGGGCGCATCAGCTTTTGTCAAGCCGACACGCCTCTGCTTATTCGAAATCCTTAAAAATTTCTTCAAGCTTTAAGATTTGCTCATCTGTAAGATGATCAATTTCAATTGCTTTTTCAAATCCAAAAAAATCCATTATTCATTTTCCATTTCTGCTAAATAATCTTCATGTTCAATTAAGCCGACTGAAAAAGCGATTGGGTCGCAACATTCCAAAATTTCGGCGGGAGTAAAAGTAGAGTAACCAATTTTTACAGTAGGGTAACAGTCATTTAGTAAATCAATAAAGCTTTCCTTGATTTCTAAATCTTTTTCAAATTGTGTTTTCATTCGCTTAACTCCAAATCTCTTATGTCGGCAACATAAACATTATTTTTATCTATTCCGTATTTTAATTGAAATTGAAATGTATCAATAGCCTCATCATAGGATTCAGCCTCGACATTTATAAAAGCATTAAACTCATAAACTGGCATGATTACCAACACTCCTCACAAGTAAATTTAGTAAAGTCTGCATCTTTTGCAAAAATCTCTAAATAGTTATTCGCACAAATTGTGCATGATAGCAAATAAGTTTTTGCCTTTTGATACATGTATGGATTAGAGTTAGATAATTCTCTATTCTCTAAAACCTCTGATGAAATTAAAATACTCATTTAGTTAAACTCCAATCGGTGTAAAATGGTAAGCGGTCATAGTCATCATAGAAATAAACTCTATCTATGTTCTGCTCGCATGTTTCGCAGAAAGTGTATTCGACATCTACGCCCATGCCATAGGTAGTAGATACGCTCTCCATGTGTGGAGTGTGTGTATGTGTATTTGTTAGTGTAGTCATTTGAGACCACCTTTCTTTTTCGTTATGGTAGTATTTTACCACGGGGGTCTGACATTTATCTACCTACTAGCCAGTAATTCCAAGATGTGAGACGCTCAGCCTATGTGATAATTATCACATAAATTCTGGGGTTTTCCACAGATGCCCGTAACCCTGTGGATAACCCCGCTCTTTTGCGGGCCAGCTCGACATTGTCAAGCCGACACGCCGTTAGGCTAGTGTGACTCTTGCCACATCTCTCGCATCTCTGCCTTAAAGTCATGCCATACGATCCTCGCCATGTATAGGGCGGGTAGGGCAAGGGATAACTGCACTAGTGTAGTAAGTAGTCTATTCATGCGGTCACCTTGATGTCCATTACATTAGCGGTAAACTTTTTAACCTTGCCTAATTCGCTATCGTTGAGCGATTGTATTACATGGTCAATAGCCTTAGCCTCATGCGCTACATTGTCAATAGAGATTAGTTTAGAGCCTTGCCAAATTGAGTAAGTGATAGTCATTATTAGTTCTCCCATGTTAGTTGGTATAGTTTTGCTAGTTCTTCATCATCTGAGTCATCAAATTCATCTAGTGGAGGTTGTTCCTCATCTACCTCATCGAGGTATGCGTATGCGTCTGCGACATCTGATTGGATAGTGTCCCACTTAGACACGCTGTTAGTTTCGTATGAGTATGCGTATGACATTATTTATTCATCTCCTCTGCGATAGCCTTAGACTTAGTTAGTGCCTCTAGGGCTACTGATAGGGAGGCAAGGCGTTGAGCCTCTACCATTTGCTTGTATTCATCTAGTGTCATTATTCTGACCTTTCGTTGTTGTTATGTTGTAAGTGTAGCATGGGGGTCTGACAAATTGGGGAGGTTAGCCTAGTGTGTCGGTGTGAGGTGTGTCACCTTCCTCGCTTAACTCGAATAGCCTCGGCTTGCGCTAACTGCTCAGGTGTAGCGTTGCGGAAAGCCTGTACGCTCTCCCTTATCCAAGGTGACTTAGCCATAGCCTTTTCGTGAGCGATAGCGTTGCGCTCTTGTTGTTCTTTTCTAATTCGTTCTAGTGTATTCATTAGATGATTACCTTTCGTTTTGTTGTTATACCTTAAGCATAGCATGGGGGACTGACAAATTGAGGCACATCTCGGGCGTGTCGCAAAAAAATCTTTGTGATGCTAATCACACTCACGCTCAAGCCCGAAAGAATAATGGGCGCACTATCCAAAATGTCCGTTTTGTCCAGGGTGTGTATCATACATGTAAAAAATATATTAACATTTTCTTAAATCTGAAAAAGCAGTCGACTAGAATATAAAGCGGTGGTACAATAGAGCTATGACATGTTCCTTTTGTGATAAGTATGCATACACAAGTATGATCAATAACCTTGGCGTAAAATATTATCTTTGCGAAACACATATAAAACAAAACAGCACAATCTCTTGACTTTGATAAAAACTAAATGCTACACTTAGTTTGCTTTGTGGGGGGCTTACCCTGAAACTCAATATGTACCAGATAACATCTGTGGATATATGTTCCAGGAATTGCTTTCTCTATCTTTCCAAAAAGAAAAAATTTGGGGGGTAGGGGGGCTTTCCTAAAATCTAATATCCCCAGATAAAATCTATAAAACAAGATAAAAAACATAAGACAAATAGGTGAATAGAGACTTTACATATTCACTTAAAAAAACGGGGGTAGAACAGTGAAACTTCTTTGCCAAATAGCCATAATAACTGTCATTACTTTTATCCTTGGTATACTCATACAGATAATAGGCTAATATAAGGGCCTATAGCTTAATCTGGTTAAAGCAATTGTCTTATATGCAATCGACTTTGGGTTCAAATCCCAATAGGCCTACTTGGTTTCACGTGAAACATGTTGAACGTAATTGGAGTATAATACTTATATGTTAGCTTATGATGTTCCTCTTTCGGCCCTCCTTTTTATATTAGATGCTGGGATACCAGCTGAATATATTGTTAATGAGCCTACTGAGGAAGAAATCCTGGCATATATACAAATGCTAAAGAATATTATAGAAAGCGAAGATGACGGTCTCTAATTTTCGGCTCACTTCGCCTGATAAGAAATACAAAAAGTTCTATTTTCTACATATACCTAAAACTGGTGGTAGGTATCTAAATGAAATTGCAATTTATCCCATTTCTGGAGAATTAAAGGCTAGAAGAATTAATTGGCTTAATACTAAAGATCATGATGGATGGGTAAAAGAAATTGATGAGGATACCTATATTGTATCTATTTTAAGGGATCCAGTTAAGCTTATATGCAGCTTCTTTTTATTTTTTCATAGTCATGGTAATTTGCAAAAATTAAATTTAAATAGCCCTGCCACGCTAAAGCAGGTAAAACTCTTCTTCTTTGAATTTTTAAAAAGAGATGTATGGGTTCATAACATGCAATCTAAATTCTTAAAAACAAGCTGTGCAGATTTGCCCATAGAGGAATGTTTCAACTATCCTGTTTTAGACAAAGATCTCCTACATGAAAGACTTAATAGCATTTCCTTTATATTTACTCAAGACTACTTAGAGTCAAATCCACTAGATGTAGCAAATAGGATATTTGATGATATTGGAATCCACCCCTCAAAAATAAATATTACTAAAAATGATGAATTTAGGCAGCCATCTTCTAAAATTCTATACGATTCGTTATCTCAGGATGAAATAGACTTGATCTCTTCATATTTTGAGTTTGACTATGAAATATATAACCTAGTAAGATCTCGTGAAATAAGCAATACTGATGTATAATATAATGCGGTCTCTATTTTCGCCGCACTTCACTTTAATTGAGATTGGATGTATCCGTAATGTTTTATAATGATGATAATGTTGTTGAGGTAAAGCCAAAAAGTGTATGGCTATATAAAAATTTTATTTCAAAAGAGCAATGCGATGCTATAGTTGAGAAATTAAACCAGTTGACTGAAAATGACTGGAAGGATGGTTGGGCAAGACATCAAGCTCACTTAATGTATGAAGGAAAGCCTTCTCAAGAACAGATAGACTGGTGGAACACTAAAGTTAGTCCACCTATACTTACTCCAGAAATGAAATATATAAACGAAAAATTGAAGCCTCTGTTTAAGCCAGAGCTGCTATTCTTGCCAGACTATAAAGTTGTTAGACTTCTCCCAGGAGAAAAAATGCACAGACATATGGATGATAGGCAGGGAGAAGAGGACCAAGAGGTTATTCAAGATTTTACAATTGATTGTGCTTACACTCTTTACTTAAGTGATTTTTCTGGTGGGCAAATTCATTACACCGATTTGCAATACAGCCATTTCCCAAAGCCTGGAGATTTAATTATTCATTCTGGTAAAACAGTACATGAAGTATTTAAAGTAAGAGATGGAATTAGATACACCGTTACTGGATGGCTTATAAAGAAATAAATCCCACATAGAGGCGGATCCATGTGGGATTTATGCATTTTCATGCATTAGGGAGCCTAAGCTCAACCTAATAATTTAATTATATCCAAGCAGTATTACAAAGTCAATATCTTTTTTATTTTATTTTTTATTTTTTTTAATTTTTCTTCTATTTTTACTTCTATTAAAGCAGCCTCAGATTCATTTTTGTAATGATCAGTCTGAAAGTAAGGACTTTGCATCATCTTGGAAAAATGTCTTGGGCTCATAGATATAATTATACATCATCATTTCCTCTAAATGAGGGGGGTGGACCTAGTAAAAATCCTTCTTCATGATACTTTACCATCTTAGATGTATCCTCATTGCCAGCAGTTGCTTTAGCAACTAAAGTCATCATGTCGTATATTCTGTGAAGCATTATGTAGTTGACCATAGGAAGATTGTCTTCAAGATTACTATTCTGATCTTGCATTTTTCATATCCTCTAGTACATCATCAATAGTAGTAAATCCGTCAATCTTACAACCTTCTAGGTATAGCCTAAATTGTCTTAAAACTTTTTCTGAAATCATTTTAGTAGGCATGTGCACACAAGGTATATTGGTTGCAATTAAGTCTCTTAGATCTTCATTGAATTCATTGGATAACGGCATTTTTAATCTCCTCCACCATTTTTGAGTATACTGCAGACCCAATATAGTTTTTATATTGGCACGATGTACAGTAAACAAATATCTCGTCCCTGCCGTCTTGATTAGAAAAGAGAAGACCTTGGTCTAATGGACAAACCATCTCTGACACAAGGCCTTCTCTCGACAGAGCTAAATACTGAGATACTACTTGTATCTTAATATTAACTCCTTTCTAACTTTTAGATGGAAACTTGTCTAACCACTCTTTTGTTCGAGGTGTTAAACCTTTCCATGACGACCAATCTTGACCGCCATTGGTCATATAATACGTTATCTCTGCGTTGATTGCTGGATCGAATAACGAGTAGTTACTATCCAGTTTGAACTTTTCTTTACGATCATCACCTAGGTTACCCAACATGTTGATTTGAAAAATTCCATAGGAACTGTCTCCAGTTTTCCTGTTGCCGTTATAAGCCATTGGGCGTCCATTAGACTCCTTTTTAGCTACAGCCCACGCCATTTTAAGGGCGCTACCCTCAAAGCCTACAGCCTTGAGAAGTTCAACCAATTCTGTATCTGTTAAAGATTCAGATGGTTTCCACACAGTATTGCTGAATTGCTCCAGCTTTTCCTTGTTAAGTTGTGCTTCGGTTTTAGTCTCTGGTTTTACAACCAAAGCAGAAGCTGATTGAATTATTTCTGGTTGACCAGTAAATAAAAATAATACAGCTACTGATATTGCAACATAGTGATGCAAAACATCGCTAAGTTTTTCTTTTATATTCTCCATAGGCATTTCCTCCAATAGAGATAACGAACTATAAGAATACCATTAAAAACTCTAATATGTCAACTTGCATTTGCCTCTATATCTGTTTTAGTTAACTAATAAAAATAGATTAACTGCTTGATTTTATTGATCACCCTTCACTTTCTTAAAAAAGTTTGGTAGAATAAGACTCTACTTAAATTAAATTAAACCGCTAGGCGGAGAAACAGGTTATATAAATGTCTAATACTATTGAAAACCCGTACGAAAATTTTATTGCGTTATCTCGTTACGCTAGATGGATTCCAGAAGAAAACCGTCGTGAAACGTGGGGTGAAACAGTAGATCGTTATTTTGATTTTATGTTAAACCACCTAAAAGAAAACTATAATTATATTCCAGATGAGAAGCTTGTAGCGGAATTAAAAGACGGTGTATTTAAAAGAAATGTCATGCCCTCAATGCGCTCCGTTATGACATCTGGAGCAGCTTTAGAAAGAGACAATGTAGCGGGATATAATTGTTCATTTGTTCCAGTAGATAGCCCAAGATCATTTGATGAAACAATGTATATCTTGATGTGTGGAACAGGTGTTGGCTTTTCTGTTGAATACAAGTATGTTAACAAGCTTCCTTCCGTCCCAGAATCATTTGAAAAGTCTACAACCGTTATAACCGTAGAAGATTCAAAACAGGGTTGGGCAAAAGCATACAGGGAGCTTCTTGCTTTGCTTTGGTCAGGTCAAGTTCCAGCAGTTGATGTTTCAAAGGTTAGACCAGCAGGAGCAAGACTTAAAACTATGGGTGGAAGATCTTCAGGTCCACAGCCACTAGTTAACTTGTTTGACTTTACAATTGCAAAGTTTAAAAATGCTGCAGGCCGTCAGATGAAGCCAATTGAAGCACATGACATTATGTGTAAAATTGGAGAAGTAGTTGTAGTAGGAGGAGTTCGTAGATCTGCAATGATTTCTCTTTCAAACATCAATGATATAGAAATGGCTGCGGCAAAATCTGGTAATTGGTGGGAAAACAATACCCAACGTGCACTTTCAAATAACTCTGTAGCTTATTCTCGCAAGCCAGAGATGGAACAATTTATTGCAGAATGGAAGAATCTATATGACTCAAAATCTGGTGAGCGTGGAATATACAATGTTGCAGCAGCACAAGCACAAGCAGCAAAGTACGGAAGAAGAGATCCAGATATTCATTACGGAACGAACCCTTGCTCAGAAATTATTCTTAGACCTTATCAGTTTTGCAATCTTTCAGAAGTCGTACTTCGTGAAAAGGATACAGTTGAAGATGTATCAAATAAAGTACGCCTTGCTACAATTCTTGGAACTTGGCAGTCAACGCTAACAGACTTTAAGTATCTTCGTAAGATTTGGAAAGACAACACAGAAGAAGAGCGCTTGCTTGGAGTTTCTCTAACAGGACAATTTGGGAACAAGTTTTTTTCAGGTAAACAAGGTCTTGATAAGTTGGAAAAAACACTTGAAGGTCTTCGTGAATACGCAAGAACAACTAATTCAGAAGAGGCAGCAAAGATTGGGATTCCCGAGTCTGCAGCTATTACATGTGTAAAGCCTTCTGGTACAGTCTCTCAACTAGTTGGGGTGTCTTCAGGAATGCATCCATGGCATTCTCCATATTATATCCGTACAGTTCGTGGATCAAAAGGAGATCCAATTTCTTTGTTTTTAAAGGAAGTTGGAATTCCAGTAGAAGACGATGTCATGAAACCAAATGAAACTTATGTATTTTCATTCCCAGTAAAAGCTCCAGATGGCGCTATCGTGAGAAGCGATCTAACAGCTTTGGATCACCTAAACACTTGGCTTGTTTATCAACGTGCTTGGTGCGAACACAAGCCTTCTATTACCGTTTCAGTAAAAGAAGAGGAATGGATGGAAGTTGGAGCCTGGGTATATAAAAACTTTGATGAGGTTTCAGGAATTTCATTCCTTCCTCATTCAGATCATACATACAAGCAAGCTCCATACCAAGAAGTAACAAAAGAAGAGTACGATGCTCTTGTTGCAAAAATGCCAAAATCTATTCGTTGGGAAGATTTATCTTTTTATGAAACAGAAGATGGAACTTCTGTAAACGCTACTCTAGCTTGCAGTTCTGATGGTAACTGCGAATTGGTAGATATTAGCGCATAGTGGTACAATTATATAATTGGGCTAAGGCTCAAAATTCCTAGGCTTCCCGCCTAGAAATAAGGAGGATCAAAAATGGCAAAAGCTAAAGAAGATCTAAATGGAGATGGAAAGGTTACAATGCAAGAGAAAATTCTAGCAGCACTAGCAAGTTATGGACGTCATTTTCTAGGAGCAGCAATTGCTCTTTATATGACTGGCAACACTAGTCCAAGAGACCTAATGTTGGGCGGATTTGCTGCCACAGCACCCGTAATTTTGAAGGCACTTAATCCAAACGAGCCATCGTTCGGATTTACCAAAAACTAAAAAATAGTCGATTAGAAATACTCCTGTGCTAAAATTAGTACAGGAGTATTCCTATTTAGGAGACTATGGCAAATGGCAGGACAAAAGAATTTCGAAGTAGATCAAAATGCAACATTCAGCTTTGTAGTAGAATATAAAGACGAAAATGACAATGCAATTGATCTTACTGGTGCATCTGCAAAGATGCAGGTGCGTGATACAAAGGGCGGCAGTAAATTAGCTGTTACGCTAACATCACCATCTGGCGGAATTACAATTGATGGACTTAATGGTAAATTAACTGTAAAGATGACACCAACACAAACAAGTAAACTCTTTTATCCTAAATCATCTTATGATGTAATGGTCGTAGATACTAATGGTAATAAAATAAAGCTCCTTGAAGGGTTTATAACCCTAAATAGATCGGTAACCATATAATGGCAGAATCCGTAGTTGTTAAAGAACAAATAAACAAAGTCATAATTTCTTCACCTGGACCACAAGGACCAAGAGGAAGAACTATTCTAAATGGATCTGGAGATCCAGCAGCAAATTTAGGACTTACTGGAGATTTTTATTACGATACGGTATCTGCAGCTTTTCATGGACCAAAAGTTTCTGATTTAACATGGTCAGGATCAACTAAAATATTTTTAACAAATAATACATTAGCGTATTCTTGGGAGCTTGCTCAGGTAACTGGACCAGCCCTTGGTGTATATTCTCTTGTTATTACTCATGGGCTTGGGTATCAACCAAATGTTACAGTAAAATCAAGCGCAGGAGATATTTTAGAAACTGGAATAGATTACAATAGTATTAACCAAATAACACTGACAATGGCTCAACCATTTTCAGGGACAGCATACCTGTCATAAGGAGATAGCAAATGGCAAGAAAATTTTTAGTTAGCGTTGATCTCAACAAGAATGAGTTGCTCAATGCTAGAATCCAAAACTTAGGCGCAGCGCCTTCAAATCCAGTAGTTGGACAGATTTACTACGATACATCAAACAACACAATGTATTACTACAATGGACTATCGTCACCTAACGGTCCATGGATGCCAATGTCTGGCTCCACAGAAGTTATACAAGATGTAATTGGTTCATCTATTGTTGGCGGAGTTGGCTTAACAGCAACATACGGCGACCCAGCTGGAACAACAACAATTGATTTAGACAACACAGCAGTCACAGCTGGTTCATATGGCTCACAAACAGAAATTCCTACATTTACAGTAGACGCACAAGGTCGTTTGACTGCAGCAGGAACAGTAAGTGTAGCCACAGAGCTTGATATTACTGGTGACACTGGCACAACATCAATTTCTTTACTTACAGAAGGACTAACGGTTTCTGGAGGAGAAGGTATTGATGTTGCTGTAACAGATAACACAATTACAGTATCTGCAGAAGATGCAACATACACTAATAAGGGTGTTGCCTCATTTAATTCAACAGACTTTACCGTTACAGCAGGAGCAGTATCTCTTAATAAAGATCCAGTAATTACTCTTACAGGTGATGTAACTGGTTCTGCAACAATGACCAATTTAGGTGATGTTACAATATCAACTACAATTGAGCCAAACTCAATTACTCTTGGCACAGACACAACTGGAGATTATGTAGCAACAATAGTTGGAACAGCAAATGAAATTACAGTTTCTCCAAATAGTGGTGAATCTGCAGCAGTAACAATTGGTCTTCCAGATGATGTAACAATATCTGGAAACTTGCTTGTAGGCGGAAACCTAAATGTAACAGGAACAGTTAATTCTGTAAATACTACACAGGTAAATATTGAAGACAACAAGATTAACCTTAATACCAACTTTACTGGAAGCCCAACTACAGATGCTGGTATTCGTGTAGAGCGTGGAACATCATCAGATGTAGAAATTCTTTGGAATGAGTCAGATGACAAATGGACATTGACTAATAATGGAACAGATTATCATTCAATTGCAAGAAAGCATTCTGAGATACTAACATTAAACTCTACAACTCATCCAGTTAATCATAACCTGGGAACAAAAGACGTTGTAGTTTCTATATATGAAGTTGCAACACCATATGCAGAAGTACTTGCAGATGTTGAGCATACCTCAGATTTATCTGTAACTATTAAATTTGCAGTTGCACCAGCATCTGGAGAATATAAAGTAGTTGTAGTAGGCTAAATAAAAAATGAAACTTAAGTCTTCGTTAAACCTTTTAACACTGGCAGAAAATCCATCTACAGCTTTAGAAGGTGACATATATTTTAATATTTTAACAAAAAATATTAGAATATATAATGGAGAATTTTGGGTAGATATTACTCCTAAGAGCGATGATCCTACTCCATTTTATATGCACACTCACGCATATGACGGCTCAGTGCATACAGTATATTCACAGAACCCAATTACCTTTAAGGATATTAACACAACACAGAGCGTTTCGGAAAGTATTCCAATTGTTGTAGGATTTGATGGTGGTGGACCAAGTGATGATCTAGATTCACCTACATTTGAAGATCTATCTTTACTTTTAGGCGGTGAACCAGATTCTCTGTACTATCCAGAGTCTGATAACATTGTAATTAATGGTGGAGATTCTTCTGATCAATATGCACCAATAATAAACGGAGGAGATTCAAATGGCAACTAGAATTCAATTAAGAAGAGACATAGAAGATGATTGGTTTAGAGATAATCCAATATTAAGATCTGGAGAGATTGGAATATCTTTAGATTTAAACACATTTAAAATTGGAGACGGACAAACCCCATGGAGAGATCTTTCCTATGCTCTTTCAGGCACACTAAGTGAATATATCCCGTTAAATCAAAAATCAGTTTCTGGAGGAGTTGCCTCACTTGATTCTGATGGTAAAGTGCCAGATTCTCAAATTCCAGCAGGAATTGCAAGAGATTCAGAAGTATCTTCAGCAATCACAGCAGCTATAAATAATTTAATTGATGGAGCACCTGGTGCACTGAACACATTAAATGAACTAGCATTTGCAATTAATGACGATGCCAATTATGCAGCAGCTATTACAACGGCACTAGCAGCAAAAGCTAATTTATCTGATGTTACCGCAGCAGCTTTAGCCGCAGCAACAGATTCTACAGCTAAAGTAGCAGCAGAAGCAGCACTTAGAGTATCAGGAGACGCAGCTTCCGTATCAACTGCAGCAACAGATGCTACAACTAAGGCTAACGCAGCTCAAGCAGCTGCTATCTCAGCAGCAGCAACAGATTCTACAACTAAGGCTAACGCAGCTCAGTCAGCAGCTATCTCAGCAGCAGAATCAGATGCTACAACAAAGGCCAACGCAGCTCAAGCAGCTGCTATCTCAGCAGCAGCATCAGATGCTACAACTAAGGCTAACGCAGCTCAGTCAGCAGCTATCTCAGCAGCCGCATCAGATGCTACAACAAAGGCCAACGCAGCACAGGAATCCGCCAATTTGGCAGCAGATACAAAAATATCAACCGCAATAGCAGCACTTACAAAATCTTCAGTAGGTCTTGGCAATGTTGACAATACAGCGGACGAATCAAAGCCAGTGTCTATAGCACAAGCTCAAGCAATTGCAACTGCTAAATCAGAAGCTATTGCAGATGCAACATCTCAAGTAAATGCAGTAATTGCATCAGCACCAGCAGCACTAAACACACTTGACGAGCTGGCAGCAGCACTTGGCGATGACGCAAGTTTTGCTGCTACTATAACATCAAGCCTTACATCTAAAGCGCCAATTGCTTCACCTACATTTACTGGAACAGTAGGAGGAATTACAAAATCAATGGTTGGTTTAGCAAATGTAGATAATACATCAGATTTAAATAAACCTATATCAAGCTTAACTCAAACTGCACTAGATGCAAAAGGTAATAAATTAATTGAAACAAATGCTCAAGCAGGCTCATATTCAATCCTTGCTTCTGATGCTTTTAAATTAATTGAAATGTCAGGCGGAGGAACTTTAACAATAGTAGATAGCTTAAGTTTTCCTACAGGAACAACAATAGAGGTTCTTCAAACAACAGATTCTCAAGTAACTATAGCGGGATCTGGTTTTATTCCAAACTCTACACCTGGATTAAAGCTAAGAGCACGATGGTCTAGTGCAACTTTATTAAAAAGAGGCACCAATAGCTGGGTTGTTATGGGAGACTTGAGTGCCTAATGAGAAGATTCTTTTCTAGTAAAATTGGAGTAAGAAAAACACAAGTGCCAAATCTTGTGGGTTTAAAAGAGTCATCTGCAATTTCACTTTTATCTTCAAGACTTTTAACTTACACTTCAGCACATGTAAATGTAAACTATTTATCTCAAGATAAAGATGTTTCTTTTCAAAGTATACCTTCTGGAACCATAGTTCCAATAAATTCCGTTATACCATTTATTTATAAAATTTATGTAGGGGTAACAGTCCCTAATCTTGCTGGCCAGTCAAGATCATCAGCTCAGTCAATGATCGCTTCTGCTGGACTAGTTTATTCTGGAGAATCTTCTACTTCTTCAGGTGCGACATCTGGCAATAACGGCACAGTGTCTTCTCAGTCTCCTTCTGCTGGTTCGGTTGTAGATGCTGGAACATCCGTTTCGTACTCATACTATTCTTATGTTGCACCACCTGAGCCACAAAAGGTAACAGTCCCTAATCTTGCTGGCCAGTCAAGATCATCAGCTCAGTCAATGATCGCTTCTGCTGGACTAGTTTATTCTGGAGAATCTTCTACTTCTTCAGGTGCGACATCTGGCAATAACGGCACAGTGTCTTCTCAGTCTCCTTCTGCTGGATCGCTTGTAAATCCAGGAACATCTGTTTCGTACTCATACTATTCTTATGTTGCACCACCTGCACCAACTACTGGTGTTGTATATGTAACTTACATATTCCTTGGATCTGTATATAATGAGTCGTATGTGGTTGACGCAAACAATGTAGTTGTTCAAAATATTTCTCAAGCAGTATCCGCATACACATTGTTGCTTAGTGGAATGGGAGCCACAAGTATAGCGGCATCAATTTCTGGACCGCCCACACCTGCTGTGTATATTCCACCAGTAGTTATTAACACTGACCCACCAGTAGTTGTTAACACTGACCCACCAGTAGTTGTTAACACTGACCCACCAGTAGTTGTTAACACTGACCCACCAGTAGTTGTTAACACTGACCCACCAGTAGTTGACACTATTGACACCATTGACACTATTGACACCATTGACACAATCAACACCGACCTTGGCGGAGGATGCCATGTTTTTGGAACTCAAATTCAGATGTCAGACGGCACATTTAAAAATATTGAGAATTTGTATATTGGTGATGAGGTTATGGCTGCAAACATACCAGGATTAGGAGATAATGAAGCCGACATAAATAACCTAAGTCTTTGGAGCTCAGAAGACATATCTGAAACAACAAAAACTACTGCAAATGTAACAAATATTATTGTAAGGTCATATGGAGAGTATTACTTGATAAATAATAGTATTAGGATAACCTATGAGCATGTTATTCCAGTTAAGAAAAACGGAATATGGAAATTTATCACAGTTGAAGAATTGCATGTTGGAGATATAATTGTTGATGAAAACTTGCAATATGTTTTAGTTGATTCAAAAGAATTGGTCAAAGAAAATGTTAATACAGTATCAATCAACACAGAACCAAAAGATGTTTATTTTACTGAAGGCTTAATGGCACACAACATCGCCTGGGAAATCAAATAATATTTGCCAAATAAAACTTTAAAGGAGATAAAAAATTATAATAGAATCACTTGGAGAAAATATTTATATGTATAAGAATGCAAGCGACGGCAAATTAGACATACTATCTGATTTAAAAAAAATATTTTTAGACTATAATAAAGATTATAAGCCTGCAACTATCAATAATCATGACTATGACACATCTTTACGATCATGTACTGTATTTTCTTTGTATCCAAGTAAAGATGAGAGTTTAGAGTATAACAGTGCAAAGAGGGTCCTTAATAAAAAAATAGATTCATATTTATTTAAATGCATTTCTCATTTTATTAAATCTACTGGCATTAAGGTAAAAGAAAGAGAGCCGTGGGAGATATTGAGATATGAAGAGTCACAAAAATTAACATGGCATAGTGATGACGGTGCAAGTCACCCAGCAACTGTATCGTTTGTGTATTACATAAATGATGATTACGTGGGTGGAGAAATTGAATTTAAAAACAAGCTAGGCGGGGCTACAATAAAGCCAGAAAAAGACAGTCTCATAGTATTCCCATCTAACATAGACTATACTCATAGAGTAGTTCCAGTAACATCTGGTGTAAAACATTCAGTTATTTCCTTTGCTAAATAAATAAAATACTGTATAATTAAACAATAAGCAACACTGCCTGGAGGAAAAATGGCAACAAGTTACCCAGTATCAAAAGACAACTTTACAAATCCTGCCGCAACTCAATCAATGGAAGGCCACGCAGCTTTGCATGGTAACGTCAATGATGCAATTGAAGCAATTGAAAACAAGCTTGGCGTAAATGGGTCTACAGATGTAAACTCAATAGACTACAAGGTTTCTCAGCTAGAAACAAACTTGGCTACCCTTGATGCAGAAAATGCTTCAGAGCTTTTGGGGCTAGATGGAAACAATGATCTAACAATAGACGGAATAGAAAACAAGACATCTATAGATTCATTTTCAAAGACAGCATACAAAACAGCCAAGTATTCATTGCAGATACACAAAACTGCTGGAAACCTAACATCAACGTCAACCATACTTTTGTTAAACGATGGAACTGATGTTTACATATCAGAATCTGATATCGTATCAAACACAGATCAAACACTTGCCAATATTACTTTTGAAGAAAATAACGGTATAATAAGTCTGTGCGTAACTCCTGTTTCAGGATCAGTAAAAGTAAGATATTTTAGAACAGCATTAAAAGCATAAAAAAGCAGTAAAAGGGAGTCATATCAATGGCAACAGTAAATAAAAACTTTAGAATTAAAAATGGGCTTATCGTTGAAGGTGGCACCGCTACCGTTGGTGGTTTTGGTGTATTAACAAAAGCCCAAGCAGACCAAGACTACATTGTAAGTCTTATTGGTGGTACAGCGACCTCAGCTAACGAAGCTAACAAGGTTGTAAAGCGTGACGCCAATGGAAACTTTGCTGCAGGAACAATTACTGCAACATTTGTTGGTAACGTAACAGGTACTGTTTCAAGCCTTTCAAATCATGACACGGACGACCTTGCAGAGGGTTCAAACCTTTACTTTACAAATGCTCGTGCACTTTCAGCAACAGCAGCAGCATACGATGCAGCAGGATCAGCAGCAGGAGCTCAATCAGCAGCCATTTCAGCAGCAGCATCAGATGCTACAACAAAGGCCAACGCAGCACAGTCAGCAGCTATCTCAGCAGCAGCAACAGATGCTACTACAAAAGCTAACGCAGCTCAAGCAGCAGCAGAAGCAACTGCAGCATCAGATGCAACATCTAAGGCTAACGCAGCCCAAGCAGCAGCAGAAGCAACTGCAGCAGGAGACGCTACTACAAAGGCTAACGCAGCCCAAGCAGCAGCTATCTCAGCAGCAGCAGCAGACGCTACTACAAAGGCAGCAACAGCTAAGTCAGAAGCAATCTCAGCAGCAGCAGCAGACGCTACTACAAAGGCAGACGCAGCTCAAGCAGCAGCAATTTCAGCAGCAGCAACAGCAGCAGGCTCAGCAATTTCAAGTGCAATTTCAACAGAAGTTACAAATCGAAATACAGCAATTGCAAATGCTGTAGATAATCTTGTTGATGGCGCTCCAGCACTTCTTAACACATTAAATGAATTAGCAGCAGCTATTAACGACGATGCTAATTATACAACAACTATTACAACAGCTTTAGGAACAAAAGCACCACTTGCTTCACCAGCACTTACTGGTACACCTACAGCACCTACTGCAGAAGCAGATACCAATACAACTCAGATTGCAACTACAGCATTTGCTAAAGGTGAAGCAGACGCAGCTCAAGCAGCAGCAGAAGCAACTGCAGCATCAGATGCAACATCTAAGGCTAACGCAGCTCAAGCAGCAGCAGAAGCAACTGCAGCAGGAGACGCTACTACAAAGGCTAACGCAGCCCAAGCAGCAGCTATCTCAGCAGCAGCAACAGACGCTACTACAAAGGCTAACGCAGCCCAAGCAGCAGCTATCTCAGCAGCAGCAACAGACGCTACTACAAAGGCTAACGCAGCCCAAGCAGCAGCTATCTCAGCAGCAGCATCAGATGCAACATCTAAGGCTAACGCAGCTCAAGCAGCAGCAGAAGCAACTGCAGCAGCAGCTAATACAGCACAGCAAGATGGAACTACAGCATTTACAGCAATTAATTACAACTCTGTTGCAAAGCAAGTTGCAGCAACAACTGGAAACATTGCAGTAGCAGCAGAAACAACAGCTATCGCTTGGGCAGCAGCAGATTACAGAAGCGCTAAGCTTGTAGTTAAGGTAAAGAACGGTGTTCATACACAGGTATCAGACCTAGTAGTAACACTAGACACTGCAAATAACGTAGCAGTTTCTGAATATGGAATTACATATTCAAACGGAACAGAGTTGGCTGCAGTCACAGCAGATTATTCTGGATCAGATGTAAGAATTAGAGTAACACCAGCAAACGCTAACACAGAAGTTGTCGTTGTTGGAACACTAATTAAATAATTTAATAAAGGTTTTGGGGGGTTCCTTAAAAATCCCCCACAAAAACAATTAGGGGATATGTGAACTTAAATGGCAACAGTAGATAAGAATTTTAAAGTAAAGAATGGACTCAATGTCGCAGGAACTGCCACATTTGGGTCTAATGTCGTTTTAGGCGAAACACCCCTTAGATTTGATACAGCAACAAATAAACTACAAATTCAGCTAAACGGAACATGGGTTCCAATAGCTTTTAATTCAGAAATTCCAGATCAAAGTACACAGGTGAGTTTTATGGATATTGGACTAGCTATTGATTATAATGGCCAGCCAATATATACAGTACAAGGAAACGGAGTTGTTCCTGAAGCAACAAGCAAATTCCTAGATGGAGGGTCACCGTCTTCTACAGATGCTGACGTTTCAATGGTTTTTGACTCTGGAGTTATATCTTAAAGCATTAAGTGATACAATAAGCAGTATAAATAAAACATATAAGGGGTAAAAAAATGGCAACAGTAAGATTGCAGTTAAGAAGAGGTCTAGCAGATGATTGGTTTGATGCTAACCCAACACTAGCAGCTGGAGAAATTGGTATTGAGACAGATACTAATACTTTTAAATTTGGAGATGGAAACACTCCTTGGAATTCACTTGAATATGCTCTCTCAGGCACAGTAGATGACTATATTCCTCTAAGCACAAAGGCACAAGCAGGCGGAGTTGCTTCACTTGATAATTCTGGCTTTGTTCCAGTATCTCAACTGCCACCCCTTGCAAAGGTTACTGTTAGTGCAGTTGCAAACTCAGCAGCGAGACTAGCTCTTACAGCAGAGGCTGGAGATATTGCAATTCAAGCAGACAACGGACAGTCATATGTTCTTGCATCATCACCAGCATCAACAGATGGAAACTGGCGAGCACTAGTTGGTTCAGAAGCTGTTGTAGATACAGTAGAGTCAGCATTAATTGCTGGAATAGGATTAGACAAGACTTATGACGATGCATCTGGAACAATTACAATTGATATTGATTCAACAGTTGCAACTAAGACATATGCTGATCAAGCGGTATCAGCAGAAGCAGCATTTAGAGTATCAGGCGACTCAGGTTCAGTATCAACTGCAGCAGCAGATGCTACAGCTAAAGCTAACGCAGCTCAAGCAGCAGCAGCATCAGCACTTTCAGCACACAATGCTGTAACAACAAACGTTCACGGAATTGAAGATACAAGCATACTTGTAACAACAACAGGAACACAAACTCTTCTTTCAAAATCTCTTACATCTCCACAGATGACAGGAGTTCCAGTTGCTCCAACAGCAACTGCTGGTACAGACACTACTCAAGTTGCAACAACAGCATTCGTACAAGATGCAATTGAGTTGGTAGTTGGCGCAGCTCCAGCAGCACTAAATACTTTAGCAGAAATCGCAACATCACTAGCTAATAATGCAGATTTATCTGGAACACTAACATCATCTATTTCTGGAAAAGTTGCAAAATCTGGAGACACTATGTCTGGTGTACTAGACATGGGTTCAAACAAGATCACATCTTTATCTACTCCAACAGCAAATTCTGATGCATCAACAAAAGCTTATGTTGATTCAGAAATTACAAGAGTTGGCTCTGGAATATTGCAAGAGCACAATGCTGTAACAACAAGTGTTCATGGAATTACAAATACAGCAAATTTAGTATACACTAATGATGCAAGACTAACAGACTCAAGAAATCCAATTGATAATTCTGTAGCAACAGCATCACTACAAAATGATTCCGTAACACTTGCTAAAATTGCAGATAGTGCAGTAACAACTGCTAAAATTAACAATAGCGCAGTTACATCTGATAAAATTGCAGATGGTTCAGTTACAACTGCAAAAATTGCAGATGGTGCAGTTACAGCTGCAAAAATTGCAGCAGGAGCAGTAGAAACCGTAAACCTTGCAGATCTATCTGTAACAACAAGCAAGATTGAAAACAATGGAGTAACAACATCTAAAGTTTTAGATGGCTCAATTACTGTTGATAAATTGTCAGCAGATTCTGTAACAACATTAAAAATATCTGATCTTTCAGTAACAAATTCAAAACTTGCTGAAAATGCAGTAACAGAAGGCAAAATATCTGGTGCATCTGTAACAACTTCAAAAATTGCAGATGATGCAGTTACAACTGCAAAGATTGCAGATTCAAATATTACTACTGCTAAAATTAACAATGATGCAGTAACATCTGACAAAATTGCATCACTTGCTGTAACAGCTGACAAAATTGGATCACTTGCTGTAACAGAAGGAAAGATTGCAGATTCAGCAGTTACAACAGGTAAAATTGCAAACGGAACAATTGTTGATGCAGATGTAAATTCAGCCGCAGCAATTGCTCAGTCAAAGATTGACGGCCTTGGAGCAGCACTTGATGCTAAGCTAGCATCTGCAACAGCAGCATCAACATACGCACCAATTGATTCACCAACATTTACTGGAACAGTTGCTGGTGTTACAAAAGCACACGTAGGCCTTGCAAATGTTGATAATACATCAGATGCATCAAAGCCAGTATCCACAGCACAGGCAACAGCAATTGCTACAGCCAAATCAGAAGCAATTGCAGATGCAACAGCTCAGGTAAATGCAGTAATTGCATCTGCCCCAGCAGCACTAAACACTCTTGATGAGCTTGCAGCAGCACTTGGTGATGATGCAAACTTTGCAACAACAGTTACAACTAGTCTTTCATCTAAGGCTCCAATAGCTTCTCCAACATTTACTGGAACAGTAACAGTTGCAGCAGCAGGAGTAGCATTTACAGATAAAACACAGACACGGGCTGGTGTGCCATCTCTTACAACAATAGCATCAGCAATTTCATCAAACACAACACTTGATGCACTTGGTACTGACGCTGCAGTAAGAGACTCCCTAATTCCACTATCAGGAGCCGTAGGAATAACATTTGAAGCTACAGGAAATGCTAAATATTCAATCGGTTCTTCTATAAGCTTCTATCAGTCATCTGGAACAGGTGCAAACTTTATTGAAAGCGGAATTACAATTCTATCTACACCAGGTAGAATTCTTAGAACAACAAATTCATCAGTCACAGCAACAAAGGTCGCAGCAACAACTTGGTTGTTAGCTGGAGACTTGAGATAATAGGAAATAGGGGATAAAAAATGTCAAAGAATATAGGTAGAAGAGCATCTGCTCAGGATAACTTTACTGGTCCAGGACCAGTAACTAATCTGACGGCCACAAATGTACCAGCAGGACGTGCATTTAATAATGGTAGAATTGATCTGTCTTGGACAAATCCTACATCTGCTAACACTCCAGATGGATATAAAGTTTTTAGAGGTGGAGTAGAAATTGCAACTGTTGCACATCCGACAAACACTTTTTCTAATACTGGATTAACTTCAGCCACTCTATTTTCATATACCGTTAAGTCTTATGACGCTTACGGAACATCTGTAGATTCAAATACAGCTACAGCTACAGCTACAACAATTCCAGCAGATATGGTTGCTCCAACTGCAACAGCTGGTGTTAACGAAGACACTATAACTTGGTCAGCTCCAGCAACTGGTGGATCTAATATAACACTTTACAGATGGACATCAACTGATTCAAAAACTGGAACATTCCCTGCAGGTACTACATCAGGAGTAATTACACAAGAAGCAAACACATCGCAAAGCTATCAGATTAGAGCAGAAAATGATAATGGAGCAGCTACAAATTACTCAGCATTTTCAAGTAACGTAACAACACAGGCACCAGCCTTCTTCGGTCCGCCTGCATTCTTTGCTCCGCCAGGATTCTTTGGCCCACCTTCATTCTTTGCTCCGCCAGGATTCTTTGGCCCACCCTCATTCTTTGCTCCGCCAGGATTCTTTGGACCTCCAGGATTCTTCGGTCCTCCAGGATTCTTCGGTCCTCCAGGATTCTTCGGTCCTCCAGGATTCTTTGGACCTCCAGGATTCTTCGGTCCTCCAGGATTTGGCGGGTATACCCCAAAGAGCGTTGGAGTAAATACTCTTATAAGAACCGTTGATGGGCTAGTTACTAGCGGACAGCTAGAAATTGGAGATCAAGTTTTATCTCTTTCAATACCTGGGATACCAGATAACTTTAGAGAGCTAAACTCAAACAATCAGTATGGAATTTATTCAGACTACATTTTTTCTGAAGAAAGTATAAATAATGCCGTAGAAGCTGTATCAACAGTTGTAGGTAAAGAGCTACATACATCAGAAGGTGCTGTTGCAATAAATGGAGACATTTACTCTGTAACACACTGGATCTTAATTAAAAGAAATGGTGAAATTAAAACTGTAAACGTTACAGACGTACTTGAATCTGATCTAATATATAACTATCAGACCAAAGACTTTGTTGCCATTGAAACTTTTGAGATCAATAATGAAATAGCTATTCAGGTATATTCTATTAACACAGAGCCAATAGACTTTTATTTCACAGAAAATGGATTAACATTTGACGCACACGCTGTAACAGCGGAACTACCTGGACTAATCGGAGATCCAGATGGACCAGGACCACTTTAAGACAAGTCTTGAAATTCATAGCACTTGATGCTGAAAAGGAGATAGTAAAACCTATCTCCTATCAGTCTTTCCCAGAAGACTTATATCGAGAAGGAGTTTGGGGGCATTTTGCCTTTATAGAAGATTCCGAAATAAACATAAGGGTAATTTGCTCTGCCTATAATTCAGATAGATATAAGCCAGGAACGGTTGTTGTTTCGAATAAAGTATTTAATGAGTTTCCTATTGCTCAAAGCTCATGGAGTATGGATAATAATATAAACAGGATGTACGTTGATCCATTTTATAGAAGTAAAAAAATAGCTACATATAGTGTTATAACTAACGACATGCTTGCACAAAAGCTTGGTCATGAAATATGGTCCGAGATATATTCTTCTAAAAACTCTGGAGGAACCGTAGCTGGAGATCAATTATACAATAAAATTTATGACCTAGGCTTTGAAGAAAAAAAAGTAAAAATTGATTTAAATGATATTTACTCGTATAGAAATTTTTCTTACCCAGTAAACTATATAGACAAAAGGATTGTTTATGATGAAACAGCTATCTAGCAAAACAAATTTTATTAAAAAAGAAGTAGACTTTAAATTTAATTTTGATAACGTCAAGGATACTGTTTATAAAAAAGATGAATTGTATAGGGTAGAAAATGGCGAGCTTGTAAAGTATGATGAGGTATATTTTCATTCAAAAAATATTTTTTCAACATATTCTACGGAAGTTTATAATTTATATTTAAATATATCAAAGGTTTTACAAGAGGCCTGCAAAGAATATGAAATAGCTAAAGATTTTCAAAAGTATATGATATATGGAAAAGTTGTTGAGTATGGAGAAAAAACAAATACTCTATGGTATGATTTCCCAGGAATAGATAAGCCACAAATGCATGGATTTTTTCTATTTAATAATAAATATAACGTTTCTTTTAAAAATAAAGATATTATACAATCTATAGAGGTGGATAAAAATACAATAATTTTAAATAAACCTACAGATCTAATAAATATAAAGACAGATAAAGAGTGCGCTGCAATAGAGTTTTACATTTTTCCCAATAAAATGCTAAAGCATAATGAGCCAGGCGTATGGATTCCAATTTTGTAACAAAAATGATACAATATATAAAAAGGAGATAAAATGTTACTACAGCCAGAATACTTAGCAACAGGGATAGTTGTGTATAGAAATGCATTTAGCCCTGAAAAAAAATATATAGAAAGACTTGAAAATGCATTAGGGTCAGAAAGCAATACAACGCATAGTTGGAATGAAGCCTACACTGGATATGGTTCTAAAAACTTAAAGTATAGAGATTGTGTAGATTATAAGATAAAGTATAATAGCGATAATTCCATAACAACACATTCAAGAAATATAAAAGAGTCGGAGCAAAACGAGTTAGATAAAGACTTGATTAGTATTTGGCAAGATGCATATGATGAACAACTTCCTTGTGTAGATCAATATAGACAAATGTTTAATCTTGCACCACTAAAATACTGGGAAGCAATGAATTTTATTAGATATAATGAAGGCCAACATTTCCAAGTTCACTCTGATCATGGATACTCTTACACATGTGTTCTATCCTTAGTTGGTTACTTAAATGATGACTACGAAGGTGGAGAGCTTCATTTTGATAAACTAAATCTAACAATAAAGCCCAAAGCTGGAGACCTATATCTATTCCCGTCTTCATATGTTTATTCTCATGCTGCTATGCCAGTAACAAAGGGCACTAAGTACTCTGTGGTTACAATGCTTGACTATCTTGAAACAGCGCATACCCCAGAATATCGTGCAATAGAAAAACAATATTCTACAAACTTGTTATAATAGTAATTAGTAAATGCCTAAGATAACATTTCATTCCAATAGAGTATATAACAAAAGCAAAGATGTGCTTGGTCCTAGTCCTGCTAAAAAAGAAGTTCCAGAATGGTTTTCTGAATCAAGCAGATACTGGTTTCCAGAGTCAAAAGATTCTCTTTCCTTTAAGGCATGCCCAGCACTTGTAGATGTTTTTGTATCTGGGTATATGCTCAAAACACCATGCGACATATACTTTGCCAAAGATTCTTCAGGTACAACTGTTCAGGTTACAGAACCAGGTTATGAAGATTTTTGTGGAGCTCGTCCAGACATGGTTGGGTTTCCAAAACCACATGGATTTGATAAACATTTTCACTGGTACCCAAATTGGATGCCAGGATTAGATCCAGGATATAGCGCTCTTTATGTTAGCCCAATGAATCGATTTGATCTTCCATTCATTACTATTTCTGGTATAATTGATAACGACAGGATGAATACCCCTGGGCTTATGCCATTTTTTCTTAAAGATGGGTTTGAAGGTTTAGTTCCGAAAGGCACACCGTTTGTTCAAATTTTTCCTTTTAAGAGAGAAGAGTGGGACTCAGAAGAAAAAATGTATACTATTGAAGAGATTTATGATAGGCATAACTATCAGGCAAATATGTTTAGGGTGCCAGAAGGCGGAGCATATAAGAAAAAAATTTGGTCCAGGAAGAGGTATGACTAAAAATGAAACATGACACAAGTAATAACATAGCAAACTTTAATGCTAAATCGATAACCCCATCTGGATTTTTTGGTAAATCTGAAAAAAATATTGTAGAAGTAGAAAATTTTTTAAACGAAGAAGAAATAAAAATAATGATGGAGTTTTCAGAAAACAATTCATCATTTGATAAAACAGAAACAGAATACAATGAAAATGGAACACTTATATACCAGTCAGATGTTTGGGTAAATAGAGTTGTAACTGGAGACTCATTTGGAGATAGCAATCAGCATGTTCTGGATTTGCTTTTAGATCTAAGGTCTAGATTTCAAAAAATAATTGAGTCTTTTTTTAATGTAGAGGTTATTCCTACTGGTCCAGCATGTGTCAGGTGGCCAGTTGGAGCCAGACAGGAACCTCATGCAGACAAAGAACTTCATGAGGGCCCAGACAAAGGCACACCCAACGCATTCCCTTGGTATGACCTAGGAACTGTATTTTATTATAACGATAACTATGTTGGTGGAGAACTTTATTTTCCACTTCAAGGAATAGAGTTTAAGCCTAAAGCTGGGGCAGCTTATTTTTTCCCAGGTGACATGAATTATATACATGGGGTAAGGCCAATTGTTTCTGGTTGCAGATACACATCTCCATTTTTCTGGACAATAAAAACATTGCCAGAAAAGTATGACGGACCGAAGGATTTTGTGAGAAATGATTATATCTAAATATAAAGACGATTGTTTTACAATAGACGAGTTTTTAACAAAAAATGAATGTGATTCAATAATTGCGTATCTGGAGTACCTTGTTGATAATAATATATTAGAGTGGAATCAGATATCATTTTATGACTCTTTCGCTATGGGCTTTTGGCCATATGATCCAACACTTGAACACTTTGGGTTACCTCAAAATTATTTCCATGACATTCTAAAAGAAAAAATTAAAAAAGCTTGCGAGTATGTTCTAGAAAAAGAAGTTTCTGAGGTTAGCTATCATGCACAAAAATGGACAGATGGAGCGTTTGCAACATTTCATTCTGACAATTCAGACGAACACGGAAATCCGTCAGAGTTTGAAAGAAGTAAATATGCTGCTTTTATATATTTAAATGAAAACTTTGAAGGTGGATTTTTAAACTTTAGAGATCATGATATAACTGTAGTTCCAAAAATTGGAAGAATTGCAATATTTGCTGGGGGGTACAAGAATGAGCATGAGGTTACAAAGGTGCACGGCGGAACAAGATACACTATTGGATCTTTCTGGGATAATGCAGATGCAGTTTATACAGAAGAGCAAGTTTTAGAAAGAGAAGAACGGTTAAAAAAGACTAGAGCTGAGCAAGATATAACTTATGCTACATGGCAAAAAGAAAAAGAAATGGGTATTGTGCCTGACTATATTGGAAAGAATGGTGAGAAGTGAACAAGATTGAGATATATCCTAGAGTAATCGTTTATAAAAATGTTTTACCAGATTGGGAAAAGTATTTAAATCTTCTTAAGCGCTCTGAAACAGAAAACGCTAAGTATTTTTTTGAAGAGTGGTCAGATTGGTACGGTCTTGGAACAATGATGAATCTACCAATGAAAAATAGATATATGGCTTATGAGCTAACATCTGAAGATGAATATGAGTTACTGCAAAAACAGTTTCTAGAAGATCTTACAGAAGCATACTACAAGTGTACGGAAGATTATGTAATATCTAACCAAATATCTTTACCAAATTGGGCAAACAACGGAATTTCAATATGTAAGTATTTTGTCTCAGAAGACTATAAAGATATGGCTATGTCTTATCACACGGACTACAGAGGATTTGATTCAGAGTCTCCAGGTAAAAAATATGCTATAACTTGTACAATTTATTTAAACGATGATTATGAAGGCGGAGGTCTATCGTTTCTGCAGGAAGAAACTGGAGATGTTATTGACTACAAGCCCGAGGCTGGAGATATTGTTGTTTTCCCATCTGGAAATCCAATAACTGGAACATCTAATTATTTTCATGGTGTCGACAAAGTAGGCGGCAAGGAAAAATACTTTATAAGATGTTTTTGGTCTTATGATTTTCCTGGAACAGCAGAGTGGCATAGTAATTCAGAAAAGTACGGTAAAGAAGAATGGGAAGCAATGGAAACAGAAAGAATGAAAAAAGAAATAAAATCTGGAATGTGGCATAAGTATATAGTCAACCCAGGTGAAAAAGATCCAGAGCATACCCAGCAAACTCCATTTTTTAGAAAAAACAGATGGAGAGTTCGATGAAGATAACAAAACTAGAAGATAAAATATTTTATTATGAAAATTTAATAGACGATCCAGAAAAATTTATAGATGATATTTCTATTCCAGATAGAGTGGATAGAAATTTTCAAATTTCAAAGTGGGATGAATGGAAGTCAAGCGATAGCGATTTAGTTTATGGAAATAGCAAATCTGGATCATTTTCTAACATTAACTTTTCAACTCAAGAAGATATATCTATATCCTTAAGAGCAATGCAAACAAAGTTTATATCAGACATAGTTTTTGCAAACTATATAATGGAAACTAAACATCCTCATTTAAAGCTACCCGATTATTTTAATATCAGAAAGTATAACGTAGGGGCAGACATGGGAGAGCATGCAGATTCTAGCGATACAACTGATATGTATCATCCTTTAGTTTCTGGAGTTTTATACATAAACGATGATTATGAAGGCGGCGAGTTGTCTTTTTCACAGCAAGGAATAACAATAAAGCCTTCTGCTGGAAGCCTGATTGTCTTCCCATCATATGAACCCTACTACCACAGGCCTTTGCCAGTAAAAAGCGGAGTAAAATATATGATTCCATTTTTTTGGTATCCTGTAGAAACAGAATGGGTAAATAAAAAATGATGTACCCTTATGTTGTTGTTGGGACAAATTCTCTTTATTTTATAAAATCGATTAATGAACCAATATACTTAATAGATTTTATAGAAAAAATAAATTCGCTAGATGAATCTTTCCCTGTTATATCTAAATGGGAAAACGAGGAAGACAAGCTTTTTAAAAAGACCGTTCATCTAGACGCACAAGATATATCAAATCAAAAAGTTTTGCAAAAAACTTTATACATAAAGAATAGTTTTTTGTCTAATATAAACTTTTGTAAAAATCTTTATGCAGAGGCAATGGGATTAGATTGTGGCCCAGTAAGTGATTTATCAATATATAAAAAAATGCCTGGGTATATTGAAAATAATTTAAAAAAAGAAAAAACGGAAAATCTTATAAATGTTTATGTTATTTTAAATTCAGATCCAGATTCCAGACCCTTTTGCCTAGATAAAGAAAAGGAGCTATACATAAGACCAGAGCCTGCTAGCATATTCATGATACCAGACAGCCTGGACCAGATTGTTGGACAAAATATAACTAGTATTACTTACTATGCAAAAGCTTCCTTTTTGATTAATCCTAGAGAGTTCTATAATTCCGAATCTGCTTTAAATCTAGATACTTCCGAATATAAAATCAATTAGGATATAATGTAAATATGTCCTACTACCTAGATATAATCAAAGATTCACCAATTGGCTTTTGGAAGCTAGACGAGCTATCTGGTAATATTGCCTATGATTTTTCTGGTTGTGGAAATAATGGATCTTATGTCGGACAAATATCTAAACTTGGAATGCCAATTGTTTTGGGAGGAGATCATTCAAATAAAATTGATAGCTCAAATTATATACAATTTACAATATCAAAAGATTTTTCTGGAACAAATGGAACTGGTGGCTTTGCAACTTTAGATACTTACGACAACGATTTTTCCCTTGAGGCATGGATACATCCAAAAACACTTACAGGGCTAACTCCAATTTTAGCAGACTCGGCTGGTATTGGATTATACTGGGACAACGGAAATGTTGTTTTTAAATTAGAATCTGAAAGAATTGACTATTCGGTTCCAAATCCAAATAGAGTTATTCATATTGTCGGAGTTTATTCTACAAGATTAATGAGCCTTTATGTAGACGGAAAAGTTGTTCAAACCAAACCACTATCTAGCAAGTTTACAAATACAAGCGTAACTCTTATGTCTGGCCCAGCAAGCTCAGGAGAATATTTTTTAATTGATAGCCCAGCTATTTATAGATATGCTTTATCTAGCTCTTCCATACTATCACATTACAATCAATTGTTTTCAAATAATGAGGAGCAGATTTCTGTGCCAGATTTTGGACAGTTATTTTTAGTTTCAGAAAAATACTATAATGCAGAAGGAAGGTATTACTATCCAGAAACGGAAAGCTGGAGATCTTTAACATACAATAATAGTAATTTATCTTATGATGAAAGAAATAATAGTGTTTATTTAAGTTCTGGCACTCAAGGAGAAATTTTAGAAGAAATAGTATTGAATACTACAAAGCCCTATGTGTCTTCTAAAATAAACTGGGTTGCATCAACTGGAGTTTCTATTTATGTTTCAGAAATATCTGATGCTGGTCCGTGGACTATTTGTACAAATGGATCTTCTATACCAGGGTTTACAGAAGGATCTAGCTTTTCTTCAAGAAAAGTTTTATATTTTAAAATTCAGTTTAATTCTTCAGACCTAGACAAATATAAGCCAGAGTTGTATTCGTTACGAATTTATTTTTATACTGAGAAAAAAATGTCTGCCCATAATGGTGGAAACACTATTTCTACATCACAACCATTGTCTGGCTCATCCTGGGATATTGATTTTTCAACCAACAGCTACCCAGTAAGATCTAGAAATTATCATAATGGTGCTAGGGCAAAATCTTCAGCAATACTTGTTAGCCTAGCAGAAGAAGTAAAAAGCATAGAGATGATATTTACTCCAAAATCATTATCCAGCGGACATATTCTTTTTAATAAAACTGGCCTTGTAGAAACACAACTTGCTTGGGCATCTAACGGATCAATTTCTAAATCAAATATTTCTAGCATATATATAAATGGACAGGATGCAACATCTGCAACAAATATATCTTCTTATCTTTATATAGATGAGCCAAACTATATATTTATAACGGCATCATCTTTAATTTCTGGAGACCTGTGGCTTAATGGTAAAGAGATTTTAGGGGTTAGGTCTGGGGTACTAGATGATAATTTGTATCAAAATATTGCCACGTATTTAAGCTCTACTATAAGCCCAGAAGAACACTATAATCTTTATATCGGTAAGCCTTCAGCGATAGGCCAAGGTTCGTCTATAAGCATGACAGAAGAGCCAGTATCAACATACTCTAGAGACAGAGTTGTGTTCCAAATAATATAATTTTGTCAGGCTGAGTGACAAAAGCTGGACTTATGTATACAAGAATGGTAAAATAATTAACTATGGACATTAAAAGAATTAACGCTCAAATGAAGTCTGGAGAAACCAGGCTTGGAGTGTATGTCTGGGAAATGCCTGATGGAAGATGGGTCGGAGACGAAGACAATAACTTTTTGTCTATATCGTCCATGATTGGAAACAAAGAAAGAATTGCTTTGCTTGCAACAGCCGTGGCACACTATGGGATCGATGTTGGCCAACCTAAGTTTATTGAGGGAAGCCGACAAATTGATGATGAAGAGTTTGAGTATCAAAAGCAAAGATTAAGATGGGGCCTAACTCCAGATCCACTGGACATCGGTGTTCACAAGGAAGAAATGGCTAGACTAAATGGTGGTAAAAAATGATTGAATACGATGAAGATACAGTTCAAGATAATGTAGAAATATCTAATGTTGCAGATTGGATGAGATTTAATAATCCCACAACACAAAAATCTGACGATCTGTTTGATATAGATGCCGAAGAGATATTAAAGCTTTCAGGACTTGGAGCTTCATTTAGAAGAAAAGTGTCTAGAGACCTACAAAAAGCTTTTACTGGTAAAGATGGTGCCGTAACCCAGCAGCTTCAACACCAACAGGCAGTTAGCGGATACGCCACGTTTGATCTAATTCAGCCAGAGTATAACTTAGATTATCTTTCAACAATTTATGAAATTTCACCTTACAACTATGCAGCAATAAATGCAAAAGTTGCTAACATTGTAGGACTAGGGTTTGACTTTATTGAATCAAAAAAAACCACAGATACCCTAGAAGATATAGAAGACGATAAGCAGCTAGAAAGAGCACGTAAAAAGTTAAATAGGATTAAGCAAGACCTACACCGTTGGCTAGAGGATTGCAACGAAGATGAAACATTTAAAGAAACTCTTGTAAAGTTCTACACTGACATAGAGGCTACTGGTAATGGCTATCTGGAGGTCGGTAGAACAACGACTGGTAAGATAGGGTACATCGGTCATATACCTTCAAAGACAATGCGTGTAAGACGCCTTAGAGACGGTTTTATACAGCTTCTTTATGGCAAAGCTGTTTTCTTTAGAAATTTTGGAGACACAGAAACCGTAAACCCAATTGCTGGTCAAGAAGACAGACCTAACGAGATTATTCATTTAAAGAAGTACACTCCAAAGAATAATTACTATGGAATCCCAGACATTATTGCTGCACAAAACGCTATGGCTGGAAATGAATTTGCTGGTAAATACAACCTTGACTATTTTGAAAATAAGGCGGTTCCAAGATATATTATTACAGTAAAGGGAGCAAAGCTTTCTACAGAATCAGAAAGAAAATTGCTTGAGTTTTTTCAGGTAGGATTAAGAGGAAAGAACCACAGATCACTATATATTCCGCTTCCTCCAGATTCTCCAGATTCAAAAACTGAATTTAAGATGGAGCCAATTGAGGCGGGCTCGCAAGAGTCTTCATTTAATATATATCGCCAATCCAATAGAGATGAAATATTAATGGCTCACAGAGTCCCAATTAATAAAATTGGCACACCAGCAGGAATCAACCTTGCCGCAGCCAGAGATGCAGATAAGACATTTAAAGAGCAGGTTTGCAGACCAGCCCAAGAAAATCTAGAAAAGAAATTAAATAAAATTATTCAAGAAATGACCGATGCTCTAGAACTTAGATTTAATGAATTGAGTCTTACAGATGCAGATACCCAGTCAAAGATTGATGAAAGATATCTTAGATTCCAAGTAATAACTCCAAATGAAATTAGAGTTAGAATGGGAATGGTTCCAAGAGATGGTGGGGATGTCCCAGTAGATCTTGCAGCCCAAGCCGCCGAAATTAAGGCTCAGGCCAACCAAAGCAGAGCACGTGACCAAGAAAGATCTGCAAATTCTCCAGATAAATCTGGGGAGGGTAGAAATGCAAAAGGAGATGGAAGACAAGTCAACTAGTCCTACTCAACTAGTTATTTGCCTTTTGATACAACAATCTCTATAATATATAACATATGATCATAGAAAAGTCACATTGGTCTTCTAATGGAAATGCTATTAATTTATCAGTTCCATTTACGAAGGTCAATAGAGAAAAAAGAACAGTCTCAGGATTCGCAACATTAGATAACCTGGATCAGACTGGTGATGTCGTTACTCAAGAAGCTAGCATGAAAGCATTTGAAAGCTTTAGAGGTAATCTAAGAGAAATGCATCAACCACTTGCAGTTGGCAAGGTAGCATCTTTTAGACCAGAAACTTTTTATGATCCTGCAACAAAAGAATTTTACAACGGTGTTTATGTTGATGCATACATTTCTAAGGGCGCTCAAGATACTTGGGAAAAGGTACTAGACGGAACACTAACAGGATTTTCTATCGGCGGAAAGATTATTGAATCAGATAACGAAGTAAACAAATCAACAGGAGCATCAGTAAGGTTTATTAAAGACTATGCACTAGTTGAACTATCAATCGTTGATTCACCAGCAAATGAACTATGTAACATTTTATCTATTGAAAAAGTAAATGGACAAATGATTTTTAAAGGCATCGCAGCAGATGTTAAAATGGAAAATATTTTTTATTGTGCAGAAAGTGATTCTGTATTTATGTCAACAGAATCAGAATACATATCTCCAGTTACTGGTAAAAAAACAGAACTCATTGGATGGGTAGAATCAAACGACGTAAACAAAGGAAAAGAAATAGAAAAGATTCTTGATTCACGTAGATCAAGATTGCAAACATTGCCTGACAACACAAATATAAATATGGCAATTGCAGAAGGAGGAAATGAAGTGGAAAAGCTTAATGTAACAGAAGCAACTCCAGTAGTAGAAGAAGCAGTAGCTCCAGAAGCACCTGCAGAAATTATTGAAGAAGTTGCCCCAGTAGAACAAGAGTCTGCTGAAGTTGTAGCTGAAGAAACTTCTGCCGAAGTTCTGGAAAAATCAGCAGAACTAACAGTTCAGGAATCACCTGACTTTGTTAAAATGCTAGGCGACCTTAAGGGTTTCTTCTCAGAGACTTTGGAAAAGGCCTCTGAGGCAAACGCTGCTCAGGTTTCAACAATCAAGGAGACAGTCGAAGCTTTTAGCAAGAATGTCGATTTGAGAATTTCAGAATTAGCAGAAAAGCACACAGAACTCTCAACAGCAGTTGATTCAATTAAGTCCATCATGGACACAGTTGAAAAAAGAGTAGACGCAGTAGAATCAGACACTGCAATCAAGAAGTCCTCTGACCTTGGCGGGTCAGCTGGAGTAACAATCAAAAAATCAAAATGGAACGGCACTTTCCTCGGTTCCGTTAGCGAATTAACAAAATAAGGGTATGGTGAAAAACTAATGAGTAATGAACTATTAGCAAAAGCAGCTGAAGCAGGCACAACACTAACAGGTGGAATGACTGGCGCAGCAAACCCTACCGACGGAATTCACGTAGGTTCCGAGGGTAAGGGAGGCTTGCTCAATCCTGAGCAATCCGCAAGATTCCTCGATTACATGTTCGATGCAACAGTAATCGGTAAAGTAGCACGTACAGTTCGAATGAGAGCTGACACTACAGAGATTGATCGTATCGGCGTCGGAGAAAAGCTTATGAAGCTTGCATCTGAAGCAGAGAACACTGGCACAAACTCAGCAGTACAGTTCTCAAAGATTTCTCTCACAACAAAGAAGCTTCGCCTAGATTGGGAGCTTTCAACTGAGTCTCTAGAAGACAACATTGAAGGTGCTGATCTAGAAGATCACATTGCAAGACTTATGGCAACACAGGCTGGTAATGACCTAGAGGACGTAGTCCTTAACGGTAACACAGCTCTATCTTCAGATAACCTATACAAGGCATTTGATGGTATTGTCAAGATTGCAAAGACAAATGGTCGTGTAGTAGCTGGAGCGGGTGCAGTAGTATCTCGTGACATCTTCAACAAGGCACTAAAGGCTATGCCACGTAAGTACAAGCAGCGTCGTCCAGACCTACGCTTCCTTGCAGGCTCAAACCTAATTCAAGACTACTTGTACTCAACATCACAGAACATCCAAAACGTTAACCCACAAGATATCGCTTCAAGCATTATCCGTGGAGACCAGGGTGGTCTAGGTGGTCCAGCAGGATATGTGGCACCATTCGCATTTGGTATTCCAATTGTTGAAGTTCCACTACTTAAGGAAACACAGACAGGTTCATATGCAACACCAACAGGAGAGCACGGAGACGTCCACTTGACATTCCCAAATAACGTTGTTATTGGTATCAAGCGTGATGTAACTGTTTACCGCTTCTTCTGGCCAAAGAAGGACTCAATCGAATATACAATGTATACTCGTGTTGGTACCCAAATTGAGCAGGCAGATGCATGGGTAGTCGTAAAAGACGTTAAGGTTGCTTCTTAATTAAATAAGAAATAACTACCGAAAGGCCCCCAATTAATTTTGGGGGCTTTTCATTTTAATTTTATAGTGCTATAATTTATGTACATACCAAAGGAGTATATATATGTCATTTGACACACTTAAGGTCAAAGAACTAAAGACATTAGCAGCGGACTTCGCAGTTGATGTTGATGGCCTAAAAAATAAAGCAGATGTTATTGCAGCCCTAACAGAAGAAGGAGTAACTTGGTCAGTTTACCAAGGTACACTTAAAAACATAGAGAACGCAAAAGAAGATGCAGATGAAATTCTTCCTAGACTAGATCCAAATCAAAAGCTTGATGAAGATATGGTTCTTGTAAAGATGGATCGACCAAACTACAGATATGATGCACTTGGTTTTACATTTACCTTAGAGCACCCATTCGTAGCAATGAAGCCAGATGTGGCTCAAGAAATTTTTGATAAGGAGGAAGGGTTTAGATTGGCTACACCTAGAGAAGTACAGGAGTACTACAACTAAGCCTAACACATGGCAGAGATATACCAGAACACAAGCACGGCGGCAACAACAAAGCTTTACGTAAAAGGTGAAGCAATTACGCCTAGCTCTACAGTTACTGTAAAAGTTTACGACATAACTGGAGATCCCGTTATCTCTCCACTAATTAGCCCATCAACAATCCTTGCAACCCTTACAGCGGAAGCAAGCGAAGTTGATCAGGGCTCTTTTAGTGTTTACCTTCCGACTCAGTATACAACAAGAAATAGAAAGTTTAAATTAGTTTGGGACTGGCAATATAACTCAGATTCGTACTCAAATACCACGTACCTTGATGTTGTAACCCCGTATGTAGACATACAGGAAGCTGCACAGGAGCTAGGTTTTGGGTCGGATGCAAATGATCCTAATCACAAAACTTATCAAGAACTAAAGCTAGCAGAAAGATATGCTAGAAATATAATTGAAGGACATACTGGTCAAAAGTTTTATTTATACGATTCAAACTTTTACACAATAGGAAACGATTCAGACACTCTTTCTTTTCCAATTAAGATAAACCAGTTACACACGTTGCATGCAAATGATCAGCTATTAATAGATAGAATCAATAATGTAAATGCATTAGGCATGGTAATAGAAAACACGTTGAGCGGTTTTGGAATAAGAGTAAACCAGTCTGCAATACTTGATAATGATGTATATATTGCAAACGGAATGGTTCCTCCATCAATAAATGATTCATCTCCAAATATATTTAGAAGAACTCAATCTTATAAGGTTTATGCTAGATTTGGTTGGGCCTACGTTCCAAATGAGGTCCGAGACGCAACAGTAGAGCTAATGAAGATGTACTTTGCTAAAGATAGAATCTGGAGAGAAAGATATATTAAAAAGATATCTACTACAGACTGGGATTTTGAATATTCATCTGAAGCATTTAACGGAACAGGATCATCTTACGCAGACAAGCTTCTTGCAGACTACGTCATAACTCAAATGGTCTTATTGTAATGTTTGAAGCAGTAGATGGTTTAATGACCATGAAAATGGATGTATACAGACAACAAGAGCAGCAGGATAAAGATACTGGTGCAATTATTAGAGAGTTCTCATACATAAAAACATTAGACTGCTACGCTAGAGGAATTATTACAGAAAGCCGAAACAGAACAAATGATAATCAAAATTTTTCAAATAAATATTCAAATAATCAATATGTAGAAACAAGAACTGCAGAGCGGCTAACCCCTAGAGACAAGATAAAAAATATTAGAGATGCTAGCGGAAAGCCTATATGGTACGAGCTAAACTATCCAAGTGATACTCCAACAGTATTTGATGTAATAGGAACAACTCCTATATCAGATCCTTTTGGAAATGTTGTCGGATATAACGCATCATTGCAAAGAGCGGAGAACCAGCAAATTGGCATCTGAAATTTTAGCTATTAAAGCAGCAAGCGGATTGGTAAATCTTATGGCCAATAAGCCTGTCAGCGGTGCGCTAAAAGACAGCACAGTAGCACAGATATCTGCAGCACTATTCTACAAAACAAATGTAATGGCAAAGCTAGCATCAAATGCTCAATTTCAATCAGCATTTAGAAATGTAATCTTTGATCAATTGCAAGTTGACTTCGGAGATTATATTGATGCAAAATCAAGAACTTCTCCAAAATCTTTTCACCACGTTTATGAGTGGGATAGGGTAGGTCAAGACGAGGCAAGATTGTTTAAATTAAAACAACTTCCAGCAGATGGCTTATCATTAAAACTTAATTATGAATTGATCGATTCCAAATCTTTTGTACCTTCTGAAAATTCTAAGAATAAACATGTCTTTGTAAAAAAGGCTGAAATAATGGAGCAGGGAAAGACTGTAGTTATTGCTCCAAGATTTTCAGAAAGGCTTGTTTTTGATATAGATGGATATACTATATTCATGCCAAAAGGACAATCGGTTACTGTTAGAAAGCCAGGCGGAGCGGCAACTAAAAATGCATTCTTTGCACAATATAGATACTTCTTTACTGGTAATCTAGTTAACATGTCAATAAAAAAATCGGGATTCCAAAGACTATTTAATTCATCATTGTCTAGAGCATTAGGTGTTCCAGCACAAGTTAAAACAGTTAAATATAGCTTCTCGCCAAATCAGCTGGCAAATGAAGCAGAGGCTGCTACATCAGCAGCATTTGCGAGGTTCGTAAATGGCTAATTATAAATTAGATTCAATGTTTGAAATAAGAAAGTTCTTATGGAACAGACTTACATGGCTAGGCATATTTGATGAGAATGATTATTATTCAGATAACCTAGGCGAGGCACTTGTGCCAATAGTCCCAGTTCAGCAACAGCCAGAAATGAATCAATTCTTGAGCGGCAAGAAGCATATAGTCTATGACAAGGTAGGTATGTCATATGAGAATAACTGGATGATATGCTGCGAGCAAATCTTATTAACTCTATATTCACCAGAGATCCTAGACATTGTTGAGATGAGAAACTTCCTAACTGATGAGTTTAGAAGAATGGATGAGTCTGCAAGAGATGTTAATAAATGGGCTGGGTTATCAGATAAATTCAAGTTCCATAGCATTCAAGTAGCAGATATATCATCTACAGCCCCATCAGAAGAAATCCAAGGATTCTATGCAGCAGATGTAGTATTAGAGATAAAATACTCAAGAATACTAGATGGCAAGGGCAGATTTGCCTAGTTTGCCTTTTATAAGTTAGTAGAGTAAAATTAGAACAGAGGAAAGGGCCTAGCCAGCCAAAATATATATATTAATTTCATATGAAATCAGGAGGCAATACAATTATGGCATATCAAAATACAGGAGACGCCCGCAACATTCTTGTTGGAGCATCACCACTATTCTTGTCAGTAGAAGATTCAACAGTATCTGGTTACGACTCAAGCATGGATGCAGGCGAAGCAAACGCTTTCGTTGCAAACAAAAATCGTTTTGTACCAGCATTCTCAACAGGAGAGTCTTATACTACAACACTAAATAAAGTTTTAACAACAAAAGGTGCTACTCAGACAGCAACACCGTCAGAGTCAACACCAGCACTTGGTGGAGCTTACCGCAACGTAGGTTACACAAATAACGGTCTTCAGATCAGCTACCAACCAACATTTGACTCAGTAACTGTTGACCAGTTGCTAGATACAGCTAAGCTGTTCAAGTCTGCGATGATGGTTCAGATCTCAACAGAAATGGCAGAAGGTACTCTAGAGAACGTTCTTGCAGTATTTGGTCAAAAGGGATCAACACTTACATCAGATGGAACAGGTACATCAGCAGTTGACACACTAGGTTTGGAAGCAGGTGCACTAGGTGCAGCTCCAACAGAGCGTCAGCTAATTGCAGTTGGACAGGCTCCAACTTCAGAAGCATCAGCAACTGAGCGTGTATATTATGCACGTCGTGTTTTGTCTGTTGAACAGTCACAGTTCTCTTTGGCTCGTACAGCAGCAACAACATTCCCAGTAACATTCCGTCTTCTACCATCAGGTGACTCAGCTCACGTTGGTTCAGAATACGGTAAGATTATTGACCGTGTACTAACAGTTTAATTATATTAATAATTAATATCAAAGCCCCCAAGAAATTGGGGGCTTTGCTGTTGTACCCTTATAATGGTTATGCTATAATAATTTAGACGATCCTTAAGGAGGATAAATTGGCAACAACAGTATATGATGTAGAAGAGATTGAACTACAAAGCGGAGCTAAAGTAAAGCTCAAGCCACTATCAATCAAGCAGCTACGAAAGTTTATGGAAGTAATTAAGAAAGTTCAAGATGCAGAAGATGAAACAGCAACACTTGGAATTTTGGTTGAAGCATGCGGAGTAGCACTAGAAACACAGCTTCCAGACCTAGTTGCTGATCTTGACAAGCTAGAAGACGCATTGGATGTTCCAACAATTAATAGAATCCTTGAAGTTTGCGGAGGAATTAAGATGGACGACCCAAACCTAATAGCGGCAGCGGTACTGGCTGGTCAGAACTAGATTTAGCCGCTTTAGAAGGACAAGTTTTTCTTCTGGGTCACTGGAAGAATTACGAGGAATTAGAAGAAAATTTATCAATGCCAGAATTGGTTCAAACCATAACAGCGATAAATGAAAAAGAGCATAACCAAAGAAAATTTGCAGCGTCACTAAAAGGAATACAATTAGATGATGGTGCAGAAGAAAAAGAAAAAGGTTCTACCTTTGAAGATATCCAAAGAAGAGCACTTGGAATAAATGCATCAGCAGATGATGTTGTTGGTTTACAAGGGCCCTTTGCAGCGAAAGCTGGATTTGGAATTGGCGCAGGGTTAGGATACTCTAGGAGTAATTAGTGGCTGACGAACAAATTGTAACCAGTATAGTCGCCAAAGCCGACTTATCTAGCCTTGTGTCTGAAGTACACAGGGCTAGTTCTAGTCTCCAACAATTACAAAGAGAACTTCTTGCATCGAATAGAGCAATATCTGCTTCAACAAAATTAGCAAATAACTTATTTAGAGATACACTAACTGGAAGCGGACAGTTTTCTAGTCACTTTGTAAACCTTAATTCGGATGTAGATAAGTTTGGTAAAAACCTAGACTCTGGAAGATTAAAGCTTAAGAACTATTTCCAGACATTTAGAGAGCATGCTACAACTCAAAAGGGAATGATAAGGGAGCTTGCCAAAGAGCAGGTAATGCTTCAAAACTCAGTGCTACAACCTTTAGGTAGAAATGCTCAAGGCCTAATGCAGTACAACGTTATGATTCCAAGAGGTTTGGATGCCGTAAAAAATAGCGCACAACTAGCTCGCATGGAACTTCAGATAATGAATCGTGCACTATCTGAAGGAGCAGGATCTTTAATTAACTGGGGTAAAAATACTCAGTGGGCAGGTCGTCAGCTTACAGTTGGACTTACAGTTCCATTAACAATGTTTGGTGCTGCAGCAGGAAAAGCATTTAGAGAAGCAGATCAAGAGCTTGTAAGACTTACAAAGGTTTACGGTGGACTAGCTGCAACTTCTGCAGCAGACTTAAAAGCAATTAGAGAAGAAGTTGTGCAAACAGCAAAATCTTTATCTCAAACAATGGGAGCTTCTTTTAAAGATACAATTGCGCTAGGTGCTGATATTGCGGCAACTGGAAAGATGGGCAACGAACTTTTAGGTTCTATAGAAGAAACAACCAGACTTGCAATCCTTGGAGAAGTAGATAGACAAGATGCAATGAAAGCTACTCTTTCAATTCAAACAGCTTTTAAGCAAAACACACAGCAACTTACAGAATCAATTAACTTTCTTAACGCAGTTGAAAACCAGACATCTACAACACTTAACGATTTAGTAGAAGCAATTCCAAAAGCTGGTCCAGTTATACAGCAACTCGGAGGCAGCATAGAAGACTTAGCTCTTTATATGACTGCAATGAGAGAAGGTGGAATTAATGCATCTGAAGGTGCAAACGCATTAAAGTCAGGTCTAGCTTCTTTAATTAATCCAACAAAACAAACAGTCGGTATAATGTCAGATTTTGGCATAGATGTAATGGGAATGGTTGCAAAAAATACTGGTGATACAACTGGAATGTTGCTAGATTTGCAAAAAGCTTTAAACACTTTAGATCCTCTAAGTAAAGCTAGAGCACTTGAGCAAATGTTTGGTAAGTTCCAGTTTGCAAGAATGAGCGCACTCCTAAACAACCTTGGAAAAGAAGGAAGCCAGACGCTTCAGGTTATGGATTTAATGAAGGCAAGTACCTCAGATTTGGCGGGAATTGCAGAGCGAGAATTAGGAATGATTACAGAGTCTGCATCTGGTAAGTATAGAAGAGCTATGGAGTCTTTAAAAGCACAGCTTGCAGATGTAGGAGATGAGTTTCTTGGGGTTGCAACTAAACTTATAAATGCTGCGTCAAAGATTTTAGAATTCTTCACTAATTTGCCATCACCGATTAAAAAAGCTCTTACTTTTATGGCAGGATTTACAGCATTAGTTGGCCCACTAATTATGTTAACTGGTGTACTTGCCAACTTCTTTGGTTATATAACAAAGGGAATAGTCCAGCTCAGATCTTTCTTTATGAAAGCAAATGGATGGAAGATGCTTACTCCAGAAATTATTGCTGCTCAAAAAGCAGCAGAAATGGTTGAGAATGCATTTTATTCAGATGCCGCTGCAGCTCAAGTTCTTCATAATGCATTACAAAAACTTGTTTTAGATTATCAAAACCTTCAAGCAGCATCAATGAAGAACGCAGTTCCAGTAAACGCAGGAGTCTCTACAGTTGCTGGAAATACAATTGTTGCTCCTGCTCATGGAAGAAGAGTTGTAGATCCTGATGATCCATACGTTGGAGATCCTAATACTAGAGCAATGTCTCACATTAGACCGAGAGATCCAAATAATCCAGCCACCTTGTTTGGTGGTGTGCCAGGAGCTATACCAGTAAACAGGGGAATATCTAGAACTCCTCAAATTTATATGCATGATAGACTTCCAAATGTTGAAGGCCTAACAAGTGTAAAGGGAATATCTACAGGAATTGTTGCACCAGAGGCCGCTAAGTTTCATGCGCTCATGGCCACACTTGGAATGCAAACAGAACAGGAAATTGCAGCACTAAAGAAAACTATTGCAATGGGTGGAACAGTAAGTAGAGAGCTTTTAGATACATTCGACGACATTCTTCCAATAACTCAAAGATTTGCAGATAGCGCAGCAACTCAATCTGCACTAATTGTTCAGCAAATGAGAAATGCAGAAATAACTGTTGATCAGGCAAAGGCAAGAATACTTGCGCTTAATGCACAAATAGAAGCAGACATGGGATCAGCAGTAAGTATGTATGCTGCTGGACGAGGAAGAACAATTGATTTAACAAGAGCTCCAATGATGGATCAACCAGTTGTTGATGCTAATGGACAGTTTACACTTAGAGATTTGTATAAGAAAAAGACAAATGCTGCCGTCATGGAAGAGTTTGGAAGAGTCCGTGGTGTAAGAACATTTGGCGCACCTTACAGTATTCAAACAACAAGAATGCCTAAATTTAATATAGGTGGAGAGGTTGAATCATTTGGTCCAAACAAAACAGTGGTTTCAGGACCATCTTCAGTAAACTATGATGATAGATTGGGAAGTGTTCCACTAGGTGGATATGTTTTGAACCAGCAAGCTGCAATGGATCCAGCAAATGCCCCATTAGTTGCAATGGCTCCAAGCACATATTTAAATGACGGTGGAAATATTACAGCAGCTCTTACTCCACGGGAAGTAGTTTTTGGTCCTCAAATTCAAAGAATGCCTGAGCTATATGCAGCAGTAGATGCTGCAAATAGTGGATATAGTTTTGGCGGGCAGATCATGAGGGGCACATATGGATATGGAAGAGACAGCGTTCTATCAATATGGGCAAAACTAGTTAACTCTAAAGATTATCCAACTGTAATTAAAGCAGCAACAGTTGCTTCTGATGCTGCCATATTATCACAGCTTACTGGCATGGATATTAAAGATGCCACAAAAAGAGTTTCTTCAGATTATGATGAAGCAATAGAGTATGCTAAAAAAGCAGCAAATCAAAATGGAACAAGGAAAACAGACGAGTTTGTAAAAGCAAGAACAGCTCAGCTTATTAGATTAAGCAAAGAGTTTCCAGGTGCAAATTTAATTTTAGATGAATATTCAAGTAAAAATAAGTACAATCAAAAGGCAAAAGCATCTCGTATGAAAGCTATATCTCCTGAGACATACGCAGGAACAATGAAAGCTGTAATTAATGATTTAATAAAAGATGGAGTTTTAACTCAACGCCAAGCAAATAAAGTTTTTGGAATTTTAGGAGACGCAACAGATTTTTACGATCCAATTTCTAAATCTCACACTATAACTGCAAAAAGAACTGCTTCAATATTTAATGCAGGGGAACTTCAGGACCTACTTGTTGAAGGAGGAATGTCAAAAGCCGAAGCAGCAAAATTTGCCGATGTTACTGGGGTTAGATCAAATAATTTTGTTGGTCAATCTACTGGGCTTGCAAAATCATTTAACTCGATGGGCAACTGGTTACAGCGACGTACAGATGGTACTTTTATAGATGAAGTTTCACCATTTCAAGACGAAGCAAAGAGCAATTTTATATCAGGAATTAAAAAACTTAAAGATAAGTTGGGAATTAAAGGACCCGCAACAATGGAGGAAATTATTAGACAGCTGACCCTGCAGAGAATAAAATCTGCATCGGGATTTAACTCTAAAATGATTACAACAGTTGCTGGAAGGTTGCGCCACATCTCGTTTGCAAAACCAGCACTAGGCCCGCTTGCTGGATCATTTAATAAAGGCGGTATGATTCCAGGCGGATCTATATCTAGAGGTAGATCAAATTATGGAAATATTGCTCCTGCCTTAAGATTGCTTGCACCAGATAAACAATTAAAGATTTTAGCAAAGGCAAGAGAATTAAGCTCAAGAGGATCGCTAGGTAAATTTGCTGATATGCCAGTAACTGAATATGGGCATCAAATTTCTGCAAGCACAGGAATGAGTTATCCAGTACCTGGTGTATCTGGATTGTATAAGGTCGGTAACAAAAAAGTTTTTGTTAAAGGTGTTCCTAATGAATTAACTGCCGTCCATGAGCCAATTGGCACTCAAATTACAAGAGATCTTTTTGGAATACATTCTCCAGTACAAACAGCTAGAACAGTTGCAAATCCAGTAGATCCATCAAAAAAAACCAAGCTCCTTGCTTTAGAATCAGATTATGATCCAAGATTTGCAAACACTAATGTGCCATGGGATGAAGATACAATTCTTAGACAGCTTGCTAATTCTCTTCTTTTAAACAACAAAGATTTATCTAGAGCAAACGTGTATGGTAATTTTAATCCAGATGTCGGACAAGCTGGAGTATTACCTAAAGCATCTGGTAATACACGTCTGGCAACAGCTGATGAAATGAACTCTATGGAAAAGCAAGCACTGATTAATCTACTTGCCGTTAAAGGTGGAGCAAGAAAAGATTTTGCACGTGACACTGCCCCAATAATTGCTAAGATGAGCCCGAAAAAATATGGTCGACGAATGAAGAAAATATTAGAAGATGCTCGTCCAAAGTTAGTAAAAATAATAAATGGTTTACCTGAAGATCTTAGACCTCCTTATCAAGCAATGCTTAAAAGATTGGATGATGGTATAGAGGTTGATTGGAGTCAATATCATGCCGTGCATGCTAATCCAAAGTATCTTAATGCTGGAGGACCAGTTGGTGGCGGTCCAATCAGACGAGGAAGATATGCTTACGGTCCTAAAAAAGATGGATCACGCAGACCAGGTAACCCAGCAAAAGCAGCTGCTTGGGATGCAAAGCAACGTGAGCAAAGAGAAAGAGACTTGGCTGCAGAAAGATCTAGAGCGGCATCTCATCAGATTCAAGGTCAGCAAGCACTTACAACAGGACTTGGCAGAGAGGCAGCAAGAACTGGAACAACAAGTTTTTACAATCCAGGCTCATTAATATTTCCTCAAATTGGGGCTCAGATAAGAGCATCGTTATCTTATATGTCAAATTCAGTTATAAAAGGATCTGTTCGATTAAATCTTGAGTTATTAGCGGCAGCTAATAAAACTGCAAATGTTTATAATAGAGCGTCATCTATTGTAACAACTTTTGCAAATAAAGCGCAAGCTTCTATATCATCAATAGCAAACAGCGTAACAAACTTTGGAGCAAGTAAAATAAATGCAATTGTTAGAGCACAAAATGCATTTGCTGCTAATAATTATCCAGTAGGACAAGCACCAGCACAAGGATTCTTTGGTCCAGGAATGATTGGAAGGTATAAAGACCTTGGAGATGGAATACAGTCTAGAAAAGTTGGTGTATTAGGAGCAAGAAGAACAGAATATCTAGTTGATGGTGTAACCATGAGTGCTAAGCAGGCACGACAAGCTGGAGTATCTATACCTCAAAGAGCAAACGGAATGAGCGTAGGTGCTCAAATGGGAATTGGTATGGCTGGATCAATGGGTGGAATGGCATTGATGGGCAAAGAAAAAGTAAATATTTTCGGTAAAGAAACTTCTGGAATGAATGCTGGAATGATGTTAATGGGAGCAACTTCCATACTTCCAATGCTTCCATACGTTAAAGCACTTACAGCACTTAAATCTGGAGCATCTTCGGCTAAAGCTGCTATTATGGGAGTTACTGGTGCAGGGGCAAAGGCAGCACAAGTTGTTGCACAGATAGCAAGATTTGCAAAAGCATTTAGCCTTGTAGGAGTAGTTGCAACAGCAGCATTTGGTATATTTAAAATGTATCAAAACTATAAGGATGCTCAGCAAGATGCAACAATGGGTCTTTCTATGACCGCAAGAGCAGCAGAAGAAGCTGGAGTAAAATATTTTAACCTTAAAGAAACCATGCAGGGTTATATTGATAAACAAAAGGTTGCTGCAGCAGCAGCAAAGTCTTCAGAATTTAATTCAATCGGAATGCCTGGTCTCCCTAGATCCATAGAAGATTTAAAGAAGGCTAAGGAAGAGGGCAAGGCTCTAAAGGATTTAATAGAATCATTAAATAGAGCAGATGGAAAGCAAGAAGCTCAAAGAATAATTAATAATCAAAAGGCGCAAATGGTTGCAGCTGGAATGAGCATTGAAGAAGCAAATAAAAAGATTTATGGAGCTTTAGCAAATAGCAACAAGGCTTCCCAATCCTACCAGCTATTAGCAGACGTACAATTTGGATCAATTGTAGATAAAGCTTCCGCAGCATCATTTGCAGTAGGAAACTTGGTAAGTGTATTAAATAGCACAGACGCTTCAAGTACCCTTGTCGGAAGCGGATTCGAAGGACTAATAAATACATTTGATGAAGCAACAAAGAGCCTTGTTGGAACAAAAGATGCACTTGGAAATGCTATAGATGATTATGAAGCTTATAAGTTGGTTATGTCTAGTGCGGAAGAACAATTCCCTGGATTTAATGAAGAAATAGGTTCAGATGCGTATGATAAGTTAAAAGAATCTCAATCCCTATTAGCTGGAATTTCAAACGAGGCAGACAGCATAAAGAGTATATTAGCTAAATGGAAACTGTTTACTTCTGGAATAAATCTAGATTTAAAAAACATAGACTCCACACTTGCAATAAAGTTAGCTGGTTTTAGTGAAGCAATTGCTACAGGAATTTCTGACTTAACGGCTGCTGCAGATAATTCAACTACATATGGTGCAACAGGCGCAGCATTAAAAAAGATGCAGGGAATAATTTCTGCAAATTCTGCAGCATCTCAAAGAGCTGCTGCAGCCGAACAAAGATCTTCTCAAGAACAGCTAAAAATTATTTCTAAAAAAATTAAGCTAATCGAGGATGAAAAAAATGCAAAGCTTGATTCCTTAAGAGCAACTCAAGATGCATCAAATTATGCATTAGAGTTGCAAAAGCTTCAGATTCAATACGCAGATGCTGTTTCTCGTGGAGACATGGCTGCGGCAAATCAAGCAAAACTTGACATAGATCAGCTAACAATGAATAGACAATCAGACCTTGCTCAAAAAGCAATTGAAGATGCGGCAAAAAAAGCAAAGGAACCTTTAGAAAAACAAGCACAAGCAATTCAAGATAAGTCTGATAAAAAACAAATAGCTATGGCTAACAACCAGGATAATGCCGCACTTGCAGGTGAAATAACTGCAGCAATTCAAAAATTACAGACAACATATAATGATCTTACATCCAGAGCAATTACCGCAACATTCCTTCCAGAAAAACAAAGAGTAGCTGAAGAAGCACAAATTCAATCAGAGCTGATAGCTTTTCTAAAAGAAATGCAAAAAGCTGGTACTGGATCCACCTTGCTTGCCAAAACAGTAAGAGAGTCTTTCCCAGGTTACTTTGATAAAGATGGAAAGCCTTTATCACCTGGCACAACAACTGGTGGATCTCCAACAGGATTTGATAGCAAGGGCAAGCCAATATTCCCAAAGATTACAATACCAAACTTAGACTCACTAGCTCAGTTTGCTAAAGACCTTAAGTCTGTAGTTACATTAGCCGAAGACATCACTGGTGGAATGAATATAAAAGAGCTTGCAAAATCTATTGCTACAAGTCTTCACTACTATAAAACAAGAGAAAATAATATCCCAGGTTCAGGAACTGCAACTTCAATTAAGGCCGCAAACATTGTTGCAAAGGATGGAAATGCAGCAGCGAACCAAGCAATGAGAATGACAGACTCTCAAACAAAAAAGTTTACTTTACCAAGTGATCCTACTAGAAAATATTCAGTATTTACATATAATTCAAAAACGTATGCTGTAGATCCAATTAGCGGCACAGTCTACAATTTTGATTCAAGCTTAGACATACTAGGGGCTCCCGTTAAAGATAGAAAAAAGATGGCCACTGGAGGATCAGTTAAACATTTTAATCCAGGTGGAAATGTAAGCGGTCCAGGAACTTCAACATCTGACTCAATTCCTGCAATGCTTTCTGACGGTGAGTGGGTAATTAAAGCAGATTCAGTTAAGAAAGCTGAAAAAGAATTTGGGCCTTCATTCTTTAGTGATTTAAATGCTGGCAGATTTGCAAATGGCGGCAAGGTAAGCAAGATGGGCACAGCAGACTCAATGATTAAAGCAGCAGAGTCCATGATAGGGTATCAGGAAGGAAGAGGCAACGATACTATATTTGGAAAGTTTGCACAAAAAGCTTATGATCTGCAAACCAGATATATCGCATGGTGCGGTGCTTTTATAAACTGGGCAGCAAAAAAATCTGGAGTAGATTTAGCAAGTATGATTTGGACTCCTGGAGGAGCTCAATCATTTATGAAGAGCGGCAAGTGGACAACTATGAATCCACGTCGGGGAGATTTAGCCTTTATGGATTTCCCAGGAGACGGCGTAAATAGAATTTCTCACGTTGGTCTTGTAAGCAATGTTTTAGGAAAGAATTCAGTTTCAACTATAGAAGGAAATACATCAGGATCTGGAAGCCAAAGAAGCGGCGGAGCCGTGCTTAGAAAAGTAAGACAATACAATTTAAAGAATGCTCCAGTTGTAGGATTTGGAAGACCTTCATATAAGCCAGTAGATAACATTAAATATGGATACGGCACACAAGAATACTACAGCGCAGATGATGCTAAATCAGATTATGAAAATGAAAGATACACAGTAAATAGAGGAGACACATTATCTAGTATTGCTTCAAAGTACGGAATTACTGTTAACAAATTAATGGAAATGAATCCTCAGCTAAAGGATCCAAAGTATATGGGTGGGTCAAGAATTTTTGCAGGTACAAAGGTAAGCATAAAGAAGTTTGCAGAAGGTGGAAAAGTCGTAAACTCATTAACTAATTCTGGAAATTGGATTAGTGGGCCTATAACAGTACCAAGACAAAAGAAGCCAGGGGTTCCATATTCAAGATCTGGAAAACCAATAGGAAACCCTTTTGGTCAATATTGGGGAGAGCTTTCTAGATTTATTGGCCCACGTAGCCCAGGAATGGATATTTGGGGCGGAACAGAAATACCAGGGCTTAAGTTTACTGGAAAGGTTCCACAGCATTCAGACTACATGCATCAGATGCTTGAGCAGCCACGTAAGCCGTTTGCAAGCCCAGGAATGGGTATAGATAGAGATCCAATGCGATATGCAGGCTCTGGCGCCTCTATGGGCGGCATTGGCAATGGAGCATACGGACTTGGCCCATTAATGTTCCATGCTGGCGGTCCAGTAGGGCACACTCATTCAAGCGCACCTCATGACCTAGGTATGAGATCGTTTGGTTTAAGCAGAAAGCAAACCGAAGCTGAGAAGATGAGACTTCAGCTTACTCCACTTAAGTCTGAAAACCAAAAACAAAAAGCAAGAAAGAACAAAAATCTTTCATATTATGAATCTAAAATAGATGATCCTATAAATAACTACTCAGAGGGATTTGGTAAAGTATTCACTCGTTCCCCATTCGGACTTCTTGCGCCACTTACATCATTAGCTTCAGATCTTTTGGGTGTTTACTTTCAAGGTAAAACTCCAACATTTGCAAAAGATGGAATTGGAAAAGCTTTAAATCCAACATCTTATGAATCAGATGTTTCTAGCTTGATGAAAGCTATGATTCATCCTTTCGGAGAAATTGCAAAGGGAAGCGCAACTAAAGGTGATTGGGCTAATGCAGGATTAAATTTTGTTCCAGGAGTGGGTGCTCTAAAAGGAGTTAATACACTTCGTGCACGTTCTGCAGCATATAATTTAATAAATAAAGCAACTCTAGATTTACCAACAGAAGCTAGAGTTAGCCTTATTCCAAACGCTACACTTAGAAGTAATTTTGTGGCTCTTAAAAAAGCAGATAAAGTTGACACACCAGAGTTTGCAAAAGCAAGATATGAACTTGCGCTATCTGATGCAATAAGAGCAGCAAGGAGAAATAATTTTACTTCACTACCAGATTTAAAAAATACCACTGCCGCTAATCTTATTGAAGAAAATAAGAATTTGCCAAAAATTATAGAAGAGTCTATTAAGGTAAACGGAAAAGATTATATTTTTAGGTTTGAAAAAGCAGATATTTTACCTACTGATGCAAAATACATAGACAAATTTATTGAAGGTTTAAAAGAAGGAAGAGTAACTTCAGAAGGCTTTGGCGCAGGTGGAATGCACCAAGCAGAGATTCTAGATCCTGTTACTAAAAAACAAATGTCCTGGATAAACTATGATCCAGTTACTGGACACATTAGCTATCGTGGAACACATCCAGAATATAGATGGCTTCATCTTTCAGAAGCTTTATACAATAAAGCAGTTTCAATTACTAGAATAAAACATTCACCTACTTTAACTGACATGGGAAGGCCATCAGCTCTTCGTATCGGTGGGTTTATGGCAGATGATCCTTACTATGGTGCAACTTCAATTACTGGCATAAAGAGCTATCTAGATACACTAATGAAACTTAAAAAGTCTAAGAAAGCAAAGCCATCAACTGGAGAGCCAAGGAAAGGTATCGGATCTTGGGAAAATAATCATATAACTGAAACCGTATCCTCTGCACCAGCAACTCCTCGCTACCCCATTGACGAATTTAATGATCGAAACAGCATAATTGGCTGGCAGTTTGATAGAACTGCTGACCTTGATTCAGCTCTAAGTGCAGCACTTCGCCCAGAAACTATACGGTGGTTTGGAAGCACATACCGTACATCAGCAAACTTCCCATATGGTCCAGGCGGATATATAGAGCCAGCAGCTTTACCAGAGCTACAAAGAATTATTGAAGCAGAAAAACTTGCTAGACAGTCGGAGGCTAGCCGTGGCAGTTGGGGTATCATCCGCGGCGACGGATGGGCAAATGGCGGGCTTGTACAAAACTTCTCAAATTCTTCATTAAAAAATCTAGGTTTACCAATGTTTGAAAATGGAATCAATATGGTTCCTGCAAATATGTTGGCAATGCTTCATAAAGATGAAGCTGTTATTCCAGCTAACATGAATCCATTTAATCCAAATGCTACGGCGGCAGCATCAGGATCAGTATATAATATTAATGTAGAATTAAATGGAACAAACGTGACAGCAAAAGATGTTGCACTAGAAATACGTAATGAAATGAGATTAAAAGAAATGGCAGCTGGAGTAAATAGAATGGTAGGCAAGCAATGAGTTTTCAAAATCTAAGCAAGGGTTCAATTTTATATATAGAAGCTCTAGATCCATTTGCGATTAATACAGCAACAAATCAATTTAATTATAAGGGGGCCAATGTTTCTGCTCCTGGTAATACATATACGGAATCAGCTGCAAATACAAATGGATTAGCATTTGCAAATGCAGGATCATTAGCATTTAGAAGACTAACAGAGCACAATAGAGATCCTCTTTCAATAAATACAGAAAGACGTGAGTCTAGCCAAAGAATGGCAAATGGAACACTTAGAAAATATTTTATTGCAGACAAGCTAAATCTTAGTGTTTCTTGGGAAATGGTTCCTTCATTTAGAAATGAAACAGTTGATGGTGCATGGGGAGCAGAAGATATAAAAAATTTTTATGAAAGCTCGGCAGGACGAGGAACGTTTAGAGTTAAAATTAACCCAACAGTTTTTTCTCCTTCTTTAGTTGAAGGCACAGCCGCACTTTCAGACGATTATACTTACACCATGTCTTTTACATCGTGTGATTTTGCTGTTATCAAAAGAGGCATCCAGCCGTTTTGGAGCGTTAATATATCTTTGGAGCAAGTATGATATCGGCAAACGCCACAACAACTAATTTACTTAAAAAGGGTTACTCGATAACAACTTCAGCAGGAGCAACAATTGAGTATAACCTAAACTCAATGGTAGAGTATATATCTGCTACATCCGATGCAATGGAAAATCCACACCCTGTTGCCTTCCAAAAATTATTTCCAATAGATACTATTTATAAACCATTTAGGCCACTGTCTCCAGGAATTAAGTACTTAGTTCATACAACTGGAAATACAGATACACCAAACCAATCCTTTGAAGATCCTAGAGGATATTCTATGGGAACAAAACCAAGACTATACTATCCTGGACCAGATATGGTTTATAAGTATTGGCTTGCACCTAAAAATAAAAATATTAATATTTCATTAGAATATTTTTCTAATCAGGAAAAAACTACACCCAAGCTAATACCAGCAAACAAAATAATTGCAAGATTTGAAACAAGTCACGACACTCCAACTTCATGGACAATAACCGCAGTTAAGCAAGATAATACAACCATATCTGATACTGGAACCACACTTGTTAACGGAGAAGCATCAATATACTACAATGGTACTACATGGTCAACAACAGAACCTAGTACTTATACAACAACTCAATATTTTAAAAAGATATCTTTATCTGCAATAAATTCAAATACTGGAAAGTTTATAGGGGTAATCGAGTTTAGTCCTAGATGGGTACTTCCACTTGATTCAGATGTAGTTTCATTTTTAATTAACAAAGAAACAACATCAGACGATTCCTCTATTGTTCCAGTAGGAATAATAACTGCAAACTATTTAAGCTTATCTATAAATAAACCTCATTCTGAATCTGGGAAATTAATTGTTGAGTATGACAGATCATCCTCTACAATTGATAATACTAAAATTTATTTAGTTAAAAATTCAGTTATTAAGCCATATGTATTTATCGGAGACGGATCATCTTCTGAAAAAATTGTTCAAGGATTTTTTTATGTAAGTTCATGGTCACTATCAGAATTTGGAGAAGCTGCAATAGACGCTACAGATGCAGCAAAAATATTGCAGGATACAATGTGTCCTCAGATATTGGTTGAAGATTCTCCAGTAACCTCAATAATTAAAAGAGTGTTAGATTCTGTTGGATTTTCTACATATAAGATTAATATAAAAGAAATTAATAATCAAGATAGATCAATACCCACACTATCATACTGGTGGACAGATGGGGACAAAACAGTTTGGGAAGTTCTTCAAGAGCTCTGTAGAGATATACAAATGAACGCTGTTGTTAATGAAAATAATATTTTAAACTTTTACAGCAGAGAGTTCATGTATGATAAAACAAAAGATGCAGTGTGGACATTTACTAGCGAAGATATAAAAAATGGTGCAGATTTAGTATACGCACCCAATATACAATCTTTAACAACAAAAGAGCTTTTTTCTGCAAATCAGGTTAGGGTTAGGTACTCCACAGCATTTGAGTCTTTAAATAGCGAATCTTCCTCACCGCTTTGGAAGTCTGAAACTTCATTTTTAGGAGCTGGAGCATTAGCAAAACCAATAACACTTTCCAGTACAGACTTCGAGCTTAATCCAAATACTGTAAATACGGCAAGAGTTGATAGAATTATGGATCAATTTAACGGATATGTTTTAATTAATGGAGAGGTTATCGAATACGATGGTGTGTGGTATGAGTATCTTCCAAAAGAGGCGGACCCAGCAACTGATGACTTTGAGCAAGTTTTAATTAAAAGCCAATCAGATATTTGGAGATACTCAACTTTAGCTAAGCCAGGGTATAAGTATTTTAAGCCATTAAATAAATATAATATTAAAAAAAGAGGAGCCCTTAATACAGCACCGACTTCACACTCAGTCGCACCAAGCTCATACATAAATGATAAAAATAAAAGTGAAAACAATCCAAACAAGTTTAACATGTTTAAGCTTACATTGGCAACACCAGATACTGCACAATCTAAATCTGGATCTGGAAACTATTATATTGAAAATAGTTTTGATGGTGAAACAATCAAAACAGGATTTTTAGCAATCTCTAACCTAGACAAAGATAAAAAAAGTTTTGATATTGCTGTTAAGGAATTTAATTCAATAGATACATCTAAGCAACACTTTTCTTTTGGCACAAGAATGTTTTTCGACAGTCGTTTAAATACTCAAGAACAGGTGGGTGGGATAGGATTTTCTTTGGATTCTAGTGGTAAAAACGGATACTACCTTTTGGTAAGAACAACAGCATTTGCTGGGTTACAAAAAGATATTATGCTCGTTAAAATTAATAATAACAAGCTTACAGTTTTAAAAGATAGCCAACAAGTCTCTACAAGAACAATAGCTGGAATAGAAGCTGGAGAAGAGTACGGAATTGACATATTCGTTAAAAAAACTGGCGTTCTTAAAACTGAAATAACAGTTTTTATAAACGGATTTAGAATAGAGGCAACTGATTCTGGATCAGACTCTTTCAATACATACATACCTCCAGTACCATTTAGTAAAAATGTTGGACTGCATTGCGGTCAGGGTGTTGCCTATTTTGAGTATGTTTATGCAGATACAATTTCTGAAGAGCTTTATTTAAAAAATAAAGATCGTTCATCTTATGAGCATAACGGAGTATATTCAGATGACACAGTTTCAATGTTGTATGGAGAAATTTTTTATAAAGATAGCAATACATCTGCACGTGCAGATAACACTGGACCAGTTTTTGAATTTGGAACTACAGCTAGAGAAATTAGAAAAACAAAAGTTTCATATGATGATAGGCCAGCAAAGCCACTTACATTTAGAACTGCTTTAAATAAATATGTAACTCTTTTAGATCAAAAGCTCCAGCCATTTGGAGCAGAATCATATGTATTAAACAATAGCTCAAATACAATATCTCTAGATGATAACAACAGTAAAAGCTTTTATGTTTTGGGAAATTCGATTCGGCGCTCTGGCGTTATTGATTACGATACAGACCAGTCAGAAGACTCTGCAAACAAAGAATTTGTGGTGTTCGAATCAACCTGGATTCAATCGGGGGAGGACGCAAAAGAGCTTGCTGATTGGATAAAGTCAAGTATACTCAACAAGGGAAGGTTTGTTGATATAACTATTTTTGGTAACCCATTAATATCGGCAGGTGATATAGTTAGAGTTAACTATCCAATATTAGGAATTACAGAGTTAGGCGATAAATATATAGTATCAAGATGCACGTTAGAATATAGGGAAGGACTTACCACCTCAATTTTGTGTAGAGCAATCTAACAGTGAAATGGTATAATAAATAAATGGGAATTCAATCAGGAAAAATATCAGTAATATACGACGACGACCCTCGCCTTGCCGCCGTATGGAAAGGCAAGCCTCAAGAAACCACAGAAATAGAAGACGCACGTTTTGGCGGCGGTGATGGCGGTGGAGAAGATCCAAGGCAGGCAGATAGACCACAACGTAGTGATATCGTTTTTAAAGGTTCTGAAACCTACGACGACGACTTTGGAATTAAAAAAGCAAAAGCAAGGTTTAGAATCTATAATTCATCAACAGAAAAGATTGACGGATTCTCATTTGCTTTAACTAAGCCAGACGCACAGGGAGGAAGACCATGATAACAAAGTTCGGAAAAAGATTTTTAACAAGCTATATTGCAGGAACCTCCTCATTGGATTCAAAAGAAATGGCGATAGGTATTGCAAATGGATCAGCTTTAGAGTATCCATTATCTGATACAAACTCAAGACTAGGTTTTGAATTCTATAGAGTTCCAATTAGGCAGGGCGGAATAGATATAGACACATCCGTATCTCCAATAAAATATACTGTTATATACTCGGCCACACTTCCTACAAATATTGCAGGTAAGATTAATGAGATTGGAATATATTCTGGGCAATCTAACTCAAAAAATCTTTATTCAAGCCAGTTTCTTTCAAATTTTGAATTACCATATGAGTGGACTCCAGAGCCAGCACTAGATCAAATTAATAGTAGAGTTTTAGATAGCTCATTAATATTTACTTCAAACTCAACTTCTCCACGAGAATACACATACCCTTTGACAAGTTTAGATATTTCTGGATACAACCCATTAGATACAATGTGTCTTTCATACAAAGTAAACGATGCAAATCTATCTTCTATAAAAGTTAGACTATACAGTTCTGATTCAGACTACATTCAATTTATTTTTTCTGGACATGTCGTAGGAAACAATATTAAATCTTTGTATATGTCTGATGCTACAACATCAGGAACATTTAATTCTCAAAGCGTTAACAAGTTAGGAATAACAATTACGCCAACTTCGGCTCAAACATCTGTATCTATGGATGCTCTTAGAATAAATGACGAAGACACCTTCGATCCACAATATGGATTAATTGCTAGATCTATACTAACATCAGAAATGGTTAAGGTGCTTGGAAGAGAAGCATCTATAGAGTTTAAACTAGACTTGTCGTTTGGAAGTTAGCAATGGCTGGCAGATATGAAGATTTAGGAATTACTCAATCCAGAGATGGAGATTACTTTGACATTGTTGTTACAAATTTAGATATAAGTACAGAGTATAATCTTCAAGCAGCATGGGTGTATACAGACAAAACTTTAGGACTCAGTGAGTACTCAGACCGCTATACATTTGTAACAGCTGGAGAGCAGCCATTAAATAAGCCAAGATTTTTGCAATCAGATTTAACTACACAATTAAATGCACTTATTGTAAATTGGTCTGGATTAGATTATCTCGGATCTGCTTATCCAAAAAGCTTTGCACGAGTGGATGTTTTTGTAAAGGGTGGTACTTTTGGAAATGATTATGTTTTAGCAACAAGCTTTTTTAAAGCTGGCAAAAAAACAATTATTGCTCAATCAGGTTCATATTCTGTAAAGTTAAGAGCTGTGAGCAATCTTGGAACACCATCGGATTTTAGTGATGAGTGGTCTGTAAATACATCTGACCCATCAGAAATTATTGAACCACCAACGCTTCCAATTGGTCTATCTGTATCCCCAGCACCGTTTGGAATCTCCGTAAATTGGGGAGGAGCATACCAAGCAAACGATCCTTTTTCTGGATTTAAAACAATTGAAGTTTATGCAACAACAAACGCTGGTCTTGGCGCTAGTACAACTACAGCATTTGCAAGCTCAGCATTGGTGGCAAACCTAACAGTAACACAATCTTTAAACAGACAAAATGTTGGAATTGATAATCTTAAGCAAGCACTTGGTCTAGCCACATCAGAATTAGTTTATGCTGCTAACATTTATTTTTATTACATAGCGTATAATAAAAATAACGAGCCTTACAAAGTTTCAGGAGTTCCAACCTACACACGGATTAGCGCAACACCACTGTCTCCAACTAAAGCTAATCTAATTGATTTAGAAAACGGAATAATATCAATTGAGAATCTTGTTGCTGGAAATGGAAAGTTTACTTCATGGCTAAGAGCAGGATCTGATACAGGCGGGGCTAGAATAGAGTTAAATGGTGGAAGCACATTCCCAGACGGCACAACTGGAAGATCTGTCTATGACGGGTTTACAGTTTATAATTCTGCCAACAGCCCAATATTTAGAGCAAGCACAACAAGCGGTACAGTTCTTTTTGGAGGTCTTGCTCCATCAGATATCACAGATATACAATCAAAGGTTACAACTAAGACACAGGTTTTTAGGCAGGCAACAGTTCCAACATCCGTAGCGGTGGGAGACCTTTGGATAAACACAGAAGACAGTGCTATCGGAAGAAATACAATTTATATTGCCACCTCAGTTGGAGCAAATTCAATAACAGCTACTGGCTGGGTTGTTGCAAAAGATTTAGATATCTCAAAAGCATTACTTCAATCTGGAGGGTTTGATTCAAATGGAAATGTAATTAGGGCTATTCAAATTCCAGTTCCAAATGGAACTTCAGCTGGATCAATTTATTCTGTAAAAAGTTCATATGGCGCACCAAACCTTCCAGGTTGGTTTTTAGGCTGGAGCGGGCCTTCAGCAAATAGCGTTCCAGTTATGGACATAGGAAATGATAATGCTTATCTTAGATGGAACGGGTTAGAGCTGGAAGTAAAAGGAAAAATATCCGCAACAACTGGATATATTGGTGATCCTACTGATGGATGGTCGATTGGAGATATTAGCGGAACTGGCATATATGGAATAAGTTCTTATGATGGTAGCATGGAACTGTCAACTGGTTTTGGAGGACTTGCAATGTTCAGAGTTGGAAATAACTATTTAACTGCACTTAATGGTTATTTAAGTTTATCCGAATATGTTTCTGGAACATATAGAGATATTCTTACTACATCTGGTGTTGACAGTTTTGACGGAGGAAAGATATACTTGGGAGACTATATTGCAGGAGTCGGCGGAAGATCTGTGTATGTTAAAAAATCTGCACAAGTTGCTGGAGGTACAGAAAATGCTAACTCTGGCGGACTAAGAAATATGTTTACAGCAACAACAACTCTCTACAATACAGTAGGTGCTGGATCTATTTATAGCGGAGCTCTCAACGGAGATGTTCTTTTAGTCTATACGCCATAGGATAATCAATGAGTATTCAGTTAAGATCTGGCAGCCTTTGGAAAAACGTATCTTCAATTAAATTACGTGTTGGAGGATTATGGAAAGATGTTTCTAGCGCCTATTTAAGAAGCGGCGGAGCCTGGAAGTTTTTATTTAGTAGCGCATTAACTCCATCAATTCAAACAAGAGTAACTATTGCATTAAGCGGCGGGATAAATGCTTCTAGTAATATAATGAATGACTCCAATCCTGTTACAATAACATCAACAAGATTTCATTGGGAAGACGCAAATGGATACACATACGTCTGGCAAAAATCTCCAGATAATTCAAATTGGGAAAATATTGGAACAGCCCAAGCTACAACAAACCCAGCATCTGGATCTTCATCTTCCTCACTTGCATTAACACTTTCTCCATCTTACTTTACATCTGGCCCAGACATGTATTTTAGATTTTCATACAGGGCAACAAATTCTACATACGGTACAAGTGCAAGTTCTGAAAGCTTATCTAAATTAGTTTCATATTATGGAACACCTGTACCAATAGGACAATCACCTTCAATTACTGGAAGCACAGTAGTTGGAAATACTGCATTTGCAAATATCGGTACATGGACAAACTCTCCAACATCCTATGACTATAACGTTTTTTATACAAGTGGATTAAGCGTATACCCTTTAACTTATGCTGGAGTTAAGTCTGTTTCAAGTAAATTTTTATCAGGATTCTCAGCAGCACTTGTAACATCTTCTGCCCATGGATATAAAACAAATGATACAGTAGTAGTTTCTGGAATGGACTCTTTATTTAATGGGTCACATACTATAACTGCTAGAACAAACAGTACAATATTTTTTACTTTACCGACACCAACAGCATTTTCTATTACAAGTTCAGTTGTATCTGGAACATTCCGTTCATTTAATGGAAATGCATACAGAGCTATATCCAACCTAGACACTTCAACTGCATGGACAGATGCTGGTACAGGATATTCTGTTGGAGATAACGTTTACTATAATTCAAATAGATACCGTGCAAACTCATCGCTATCTAGTGTTTCAGCATATAGTGGTGGAACATTTTATTCTGTTGGCCAAATAGTTTATGCCAACAACAATAGATATCAGTCAAAAACTAGCGGTAATCAAGGAAACTCTTTTACAAATACAACATACTGGACTAATTTAGGAAGCTTTGCCCCTGGAGTAAACTCAATGTGGACAAGTGTAATGCCCAGCAACACTTCATTTTGGACGCTACAATCTTTTTCAGATGAACCAGCTTCTGGAACAACAACTGCCCCAAATTATTATGAGGGTACTGTTTCAAGTAGTACATCAATACCAATACCTATAACAACATTTGATTATAAACAGGGTATAGATTTAAGAGGAGCAACAACTAGTGGATCGGGTGCAGTTTTAAGTTTTGGAGTTAAGGCTTATAATCAGGCTACGCTATCCCCATCTGAATATTTAGGGCAAGCATTTATATATGGAGTGCCAATTTTATCTATAGGATCAATAACACCATCATATACAACAGCGTCAGTGCCTTTTACATCATCTTATATTTCTGGATACTTATTAAACCTTTATACTCAGCCATCCATAACCAATGTAATTGGAGGAGCAACTACAGTAACCTACTTTGCTCAAAATACATTTACGTCTGGACAGCAAGTAACAATAACTGGTGTAAATCCACCTGTATATAATGGTGTTAGAACTATTCAATCAGCAACTACAACATCATTTACAGTTAGTGCCAATATAACTGATTCCTATATTTCTGGAGGTACAGCAAAAGTTACAGTATCTGGATACCCATTACCAGTTAGTTCTAACGCTTCTCCAAGATCAATAACTGGACTACCACAAGGAACTACATACTATTTAGAGATTACTCCATCTAATAATGGAATGACTGGAACAATGCAAACATCTTCATTTACAACACTAATACAGCCAACTATATCTAACATATCGGTTTTTAACTCAACACCATCTCCTTCATCTGCAAGTAGTGTATCCGTATCCAATACGGCTCCATCAAATTCTGGATCTGTTTCATGGATAAATGGTGCAAATACATCCTTTGCTAATTTAAGATCGGTAACTGGATCTGGATCACTATCAACACAGTCAGACCCAACATCTTTATCAACTACTGGAAGCTTTACTGTTATATCTACAGGAACAGCAAATGCAACAATTAGAGCAATTAATAACAATAAAAGAGTAAGTGTTACTTGGTCTCAAACAAATGCACAAAGTTATACAATAGATTACGCTATAGCTGGAGCTGGACCAGCACCTCTACTGAATGGAAATTCAAGTGATTCTAATCCAGTTGTTCAGTTATTTTCTGATTCAGTAGCTAGACTTGTCACTGTATATAACATTACGGTTTACCCTGGATTGAATCAATCTGGTATTGGTGTAACATTATCTCCGCCATCAAATTCTAACTCTGCAACAGGAGCAAATAAAACAACAGATACTTCTGAATCTGGCAGTGTTACATATACCCAACCAGCAACTCCTCCATCTGGAGGTAGCGTCTCCGTTAATCCAACAAGTGGAACTGCTGGCTCAACAACATTTACAGCATCTCCATCTGGCTGGAGTGGGAACCCAACTCCGACATACAGCTATGTTTGGTCGTACCTTAATAATAGTTTTCAATGGGTATCTGTTGGAACTGGATCAACGTTTACGCCTTCAGTAATTTCACCAACCCCGCTGGATTGGAGAGTTGTTTTGACTGCAACAAACTCTGCTGGAAGCGCACAAGCAACTGCAAACTTTACTGTTAATAACCCCGCTGTTATACCAACCATAACAATGGGGGCAAACAGCAATGTTACCTCATCTTCTGGAACAATCAACTGGACATCAACAAATCAAAATAGTTTTAGTTCTAACGGATCATTTGCATCATCTGGTGGTTCAACCGTACGTTCTATATCAAAAACTGGTCTTGCTCCTTCAACAAGATATACTGGAACAGTGACTGTAACATCTTCTACTGGGAATACGGCATCTGCTGATTATGATTTAACAACTTCTGCAGCACCAGTTGCTTCTGTTTCATCCATAACAGGTTCTACTGGCGGAAGAACTGGCACCACATTTTGGAATGATCCAAAAACTACTATGCGATATACATTTCAAAATGCTACATCTGCTACTGCAAGAATACAAAGATCTGCAGATAACGTAACTTGGACAAGCGGTGCTACAGAATCATTATCAATATCCTCAAATGTGGCAACACAATCAACTAACCAGCCCACAGGAAATACATCGGCTTCTGCAAACTTTTATTATCGAGCTCAAGTGATAAGCATAAACGGCACTACTTTGGGTACCCCAATAACAAGTGCATCTTTTAGAAATACCGTAACGCCAATAAGCAACAGAGCTTTATACCCATAGGAGAATAATGACACTTACAATAGAAGAAAAAATAAGAGTAGTAGAGGATAAAATTCTTGAAGCAGAAAGGGTTATAAGGTATACACGCAACCCTTCAGAAGAAGATATTGATGCCCAAATATTAAATGGAATTAGAGAGCAAATAATTGAGCAGGTTATAAGACAAACTCAGGCAATTGAGCTGTTTAATAGTATCCTAAATGATCTAAAAAATGGTATTGACCAAATAGGCTAATATGCTATAATATGAAAGGAGGAATAAAATGACAACAAATTTAACAAATGAAGAAAAGTCTGCAATTGTAAATCAACATATTAAAAATATTGAGTATTCAATTTACAACCTAGAGATTTCAGTTATTGAAGAAGAGGCTGTTTCAAATCCAGACTCTGCAAAGATTTCTAATCTTAATTCTGATATTACAGAGTTGAATGCAAAAAAGGCGGCTCTTACAGCAGAGCTTGCATTACTTACAGTATCGGAATAAATCATGGCAGATAGATCAGATCTAATTATAGCTGCATTGCAGCAAAGAATGGGTGAGTTAGTTGTAAACTATGAAACTCAAATTGCTGTATTGCGAGCAGATTTAACAGAGTTAATAAATAAACAAGAAGCACAATATGAATATTCAAAATCAATTGATGCAAAACTAGAAGAGGTTTAATATGTCAGAAACGTTTGCAGACGGGGAGCCAGTAGATCCACAGAAATTAAGAAAAATGCAGGTAGACATATCTAATCTTTTGTCTACAGCAAATGATGCTTATAGCCTTAGTAAAGCTACAGCAAAAGATGTAAATGTTTTAAATATTACTCACATTAAAGCACTTAGAATTGATTTTGAAAATGGATTAAACCCAGGCTATAACGAAGAAAAAATTATTGTAGACTTTAATGGATACACAGATGTGTTTATTACAGCCTCACCAAGGGGTGGTGCTACACACAGACATGATATAACATGGTCAGTTTCTGGAGTTATAGGAAACTTTACTCTTCATGTTACTAACAACACTAAGCAAAAAATAACTGGTGTAAAGTTTGATATTATTGCTGCTGGCACAAAGCCAAGCAAAACATCATAACACCTATTGACAATCTAAAGTAATATGTTACAATTAATGTAACATCAAAGTCACGTACCCGTGACTTTTTTACGTATTAAGGTAAATAATGAGCAACGATTTAAAGTGGATGATTTCATCCGACCAGCAGTTCCCATATCAGGATGATAAGATGATCGCACTTTGGTTTAAGGTTATGAAGTGGTTCAAGCCAGATGTCGTTGACTACCTTGGCGACACAGATGATCAAGCTTGTTATAGCAAGTATACTGAAGGCAAATCAGCAGAGTTTTTAAACTATCATAAAAATGATAGCAAAGATCTTATTGTTCCAATGATGAGACATGAAGCAAAAGGCGCAAGAGATTTTTATGCAAAGACAAGAGAGATGCTCCCAGATGCTCAGCTTTTTTCAGCACTAGGAAATCACGATATTAGAATCTTTAATTATGTAGATGCTAAGTTGCCAGAGTACATTTCTGAAGTAACTCCAGAATCAATGTGGAGCTTAGACTCATTAGGCTATGAGTATATTTATTATAACGAACTGCCAAAGCGCCGTTTTGGAGACATCCACGTTCACCATGGACTTTCAATTGCTTCAACTGGTTCAGTAAGAAAAGATATGGAAGATTTACAGATATCTCTTATGAGAGGACACTCGCACAGAATAGCGTCTCACCTAGTTACTTATGAATTAAGAAACGGTGGGCAAGGAGAAACTCTTCGTGGTTATGAGCTTGGTCACATGTGTGATGAAAAATCAGACGGAATGAAGTATATGCAGCACCACGATTGGCAAAAAGGCTTTGCCATTGCACATATTGTAAACGACTACCCACATATTCAAATGATCCATGTGGCACCAGATTACTCATGTGTTGTTGATGGGAAGCTATTTACGTTATGATGAAATGCAATAAATGCCAAGGAAGAGTTTTTGTAGATAGAGTATTTTCACAAAAATTACACGTAGAGCTTTTCTGCATGATGTGCGGTAAAAGATGGATGATTAATAAGGATACGAGTGCACTAGGTAAATGGATAGAAAAAAGAGAAAACAGCCAGCTAAAAGCATTCGGTATTTCTTCTTAAATAATAAAATACATAAAGTATTAAGTCATTCAAGATCTAAAGACCAAATGGTTGCATGGTGCTATCCAGATAAAAAGAGATTGCTATATTCTTATTCACAAGTTTTAAAAACTATGGAGAATGCATACTCAACTACGCAGGTAGCTCAGATGCTTGGCAAGCACAAGGTTACTATAGAAGATTATATTTTGGACGGGAAAATAAGATACCCTCAAAAAGTATATCCTATAGGTAATCCAGATAGCACATGGTATAAGTTTATGTATAGCGAATCGGACATTATGGACATTCATGAGTTTATATTAGAATCAGGATACTCTAATAATATGCCTTCAAAAAATGAGATGAAAGCTCTTCTCAAACACAACACTATATTGTATACTAAGACCACTGAAGGAAAATTTGTACCAGTATGGAAAGCAGAATAATGTCAAGCAGAGTAGTGGTATGTGATATATGTAAAAAAGAAATAGAATTACGTTGGGGCATTTTTGCTCATGACAGTTTAAGCAGGCATAGAAAGGCTGAGCACTAATGGAAAAAGGAACTCAAGTTAGAGTAGACTTATCTTTTACACGCAATCTGGGTAATTTTGAAAGCATCAAGATTGGTATTGGCGTAGACGATTTTGTTAGAGAAGGCGAAACAGTTGATGCCGCAGCAGATAGAGTCTATAAGTTTGTTGAAGATAAGCTAATTCAAAAGACACAAGAAGTAGAAGAGGAATTGCGTGGCAGTAAATAAAGAACCCTACATCCTACTTTCTTTGTATTCTAATCTATATGAGGAGGCTTATAAAACAAAGCCAACTATCAATAGGTATAAGGAAAAGTGGGCAATGCAAGATGTAATAGACAGCATAGGGTTTGATCGATCTAAAGATGTGTTAGAGTATTACTTTAAAACTGGAAAGAATAGGCACCCGCTTAATTTCTTTTACAACAACTTTGATCGAATAGAGGACATGATGATTCAGATTAAAGAAGATAAAATTAACAGAAGCCGTCTGTTGCAGGAGACTAAAAGAATGGTTGAGGATAACTAATGAATACAGAAGCAGAACTCATTTCGGCAGTTTGTAAAAACAAAGATATCAGCACCATTCTTGCAGACAATTCGGACGACCTGTTTGTATCCCATAAGGATATCTGGGAAGGCCTTAAGTCATACTACTATAAGTTTAGAGCAGTACCAGAGGCTGGAATCCTACAAGATAAATTTAAAGACTTTGAGCCAGTTGAAACAAAAGGTGAGACGGGATATTATCTAGATAAACTAAAGAATGAATTTGTAGGCAATAAGTTAAAAACAATTCTTATGCAGGCTGGTTCATCTTTAAAAGAAGATGCTCCATCTAGAGTGCTTGGAACAATGCAATCGCAACTTGCAAACTTGAGCAGGTACACAAATAATGTTAAAGACTTAGACATAACAGATTTAGATTCAGCAGAAAGACACTACGAGTCAGTAAGAACTAGATCTTTAGCTATGGGCGGAAGTCCAGGTATCCTAACAGGTTTTGATGCAATTGATAAAGCATACCCAACTGGAATGGCTCCAGGACACCTCATTGTCGCAATTGGCTGGCCAGGACGTGGTAAGACTTGGTTTACATCATACCTTGCATGCAAAGCTTGGGAGCAAGGGTTTAAGCCTATGATTGTGTCCCTTGAAATGGCTCCAGAGAATATGCGAGATAGAATTTATACCATGCTCGGCTCTGGTTTATTTAGAGCAAGCGACCTATCCAAGGGTGACATTAATATTGACGATTTTAAAACATGGGGAAAGAAAAAGACTGAAGGCAAGAACAGTTTCATTCTTGTTTCAAATGAGGGGGCAGGGGAAGTAACTCCAGCAACTATTCAGGGCAAGATTGATCAGCATAAACCAGACCTGGTTATTCTTGATTACCATCAATTGTTTAATGATAATAAGAGAAGCAATTCTGAAGTTGAAAGAAATAGAAATATTTCAAGAGACTTTAAGTTGTTGGCTGTAACAAATGGAATTCCCATTATTGATATTACTGCTGCTACAGCAGATGATATTTCAGATCAAAAAGAACCACCAATGATGAGTCAGGTTGCATGGTCAAAAGCAATTGAGTATGATGCTGATATGGCTATTGCTATTCATAAGCATGCTAATACAGATTTAATTGAGGTTGTATCTAGAAAGAATAGGCATGGACACGACTTTAGATTCTTTCTCGACTGGGATATAAATAGGGGAGTTATTACTCCGATCTATGAAGACCTGCCAGAGCTGAGCAAGTGACCCATCAAAACATTAAAAGGTTTCAAATAAGAGTTGAGTTCTTAGATGATTCTGACATGATTCGAATAAAAAAACAATACGAAGATCTGCTTGTTGGACAAATGAAAGATTCTGGATATGCAAGGGTACTTGACATAGACCCAGCCTTTTCGGTAGAATTTGACGGACAAACATGGGAGTTCTTAATGACTCTCCATGGAGTTTATGTAGGAAAGAAGAAGGCATGGCAATTAGAGGGTATGACACAAGGAAAATTGATACATCGGAATACTCCTCTGCCCACATAAAGTCTATAGTCCAAAGCCTAGGAATAGATATGGTGGGGGAAACATCTAACGATTTCCTTGCATATTGTCCATTTCATTCAAACAGACATACATCAAGCTTTAGCATAAGCAAAACGAAGGGTGCCTATATTTGCTTTAATCCATCCTGCGGAGAATCTGGAACACTTAGCGATCTAGTAAAAAAGATTTTAAACAAAAATGAATTTCAGTCTTTAAGATATATTGAATCCAAACAAGATGAAGCCCTGGGAAATTTTGATGAATCTCTTAAGGAAATTCTAGAAGACAAGCCAGACTTTGTTGAATTCCCAGAAGACACGTTAGTTAATTTGCATAATGGATTAATGAATAGCGATAAAGCAAAAGAATATCTAAAATCACGTGGTATTGATTTACAATCAATTTCACATTTTTCATTAGGTTATTCTGAAAACATGGATATGATAACTGTCCCAGTTCACAGTCCAGATGGCATGCCAGTGGGGGTTGTTGGTAGATCTATTTCTGATAAAAGATTTAAGAATAGTAAAGACTTGCCAAGAAGCAAAACTATGTTTAATATCCACCGTGCCAAAAAAATTGGAGATAGAGTTATAGTTGTTGAGTCCAGCTTTGATGCAATTCGTGTTCATCAGGCTGGTTTTCCAAATGTTGTTGCCACGCTTGGTGGCCATATATCTGGGCAAAACCTTAACCTGTTAAATAGATACTTCAACACAGTTATTATTATGACTGATGCAGATAAGGCGGGAAGAGATTTAGGCTCAACAATTGCATATAAGTTAAGTAATAAAAACATCTTGTGGGCATCGCATTCTTATGGTAGAATATATCCAGAGGGTGTAAAGGATGCAGGTGACATGTCTGATGAAGACATTAAAGCCTGTATAACAAATGCCATATCTAATTTCGAATATAAAAATTAAACAATAATATAAGTGATTACAAACGGATATATACCGTTACATACATAAGGAGAATAAAATGGGAATAGTAAAAGGTTTGTCAGGAATGACAAAGGCAATGGACAAGGTTACATATACCAGTTCAGAAGACAGCAAGGCAAAGTGGTTGAAGATTGAAGATGGAGAAGCAGTAAAGATTCGCTTCTTGCAAGAGCTTGATCCAGATTCACCACATTATAATGAAAAAATGGGTTGCGGATTTTTTGCAATTGAACACACAAACCCTAAAGATTATCGCCGTAAGGCATTAGACACAATGGAAGATGAAGGCCGTGACTGGGCTCAAGAACAGCACCGTAAGGATCCAAAGGCTGGCTGGGGCGCAAGAAAGCGTCTTTATATTAACGTATTAGTTGATGATGGAAAGACTGAGCCATATGTTGCCATTCTTTCTCAGGGTGTAAGTGGAAAAACAATTACACCAACACTAATTGAATACGCAAATGAAATGGGAAGCATCACAAATCTAATGTGGCGTGTAAAGCGTAGTGGTCTTAAGACAGACACAAGCTACACAATTATCCCATTGGCTAAAGATGAAAAGCCATTTGACTTTTCTGCTGTTGAGCTGTTTGATTTAGAAAAGACAGCAGTGCGTAGTGTTCCATACGCAGAGCAGGAAGCATTCTATACTGGTGAGTCAGCTCCAGAAGAGCGAGAGTCATCTTCAACAAGCAGCAGCGTAGACTGGTAAGAGAGAGTATAGGCGGAGAATTAAGTTGAACTTCACACATTTGCATGTGCATTCTTTCTATTCATTAATGGATGGGCTTAATTCTCCTGCCGAACTCGTAAAGGCCGCAAAAGAAGCTGGTCAGACTTCCTTGGCTATTACTGACCACGGAACATTGTCTTCACACCGTGACATGCAAATTGCATGTAAGGATCAAGGCATAAAGCCAATTCTTGGAGTAGAAGCATACATTTCCCCAACAGATAGATTTGATAGATCTTCTAAGACTGATAAATCAATTCAGGCATATAACCATATCATTCTACTTGCTAAAAACAAAAAGGGATTAGAAAATATTAATACTCTCCAAGAGCTTGCTTGGACAGAAGGGTTTTATCACAAGCCAAGAATTGACAGAGAGGTTTTAAAAGAATATGCGGAAGGCATTATTGTACTTAGTGGATGTCTTAATGGACTTATTAGTAAATGCATCGAAAAGGGCGAACTATCAGAAGCCAAGCTTATACTTCAAGATTTTAAACAGATCTTTATGGAAGATTTCTACGTGGAAGTCCAATCACATAACCCCTATGAAATCAACTCGACCCTATTAAAATTAGCGGATGAGTTAGGAATTAAGGCGGTGGCAACAGGAGATGCCCACTTTGCTAAAGAAGAAGATAGAGTCTTAGAAGAAGCAATGCTTATTCTATCAACCTCTCCTAAATCAGATAAAGATGCAGACTTTGATATGTCTAGACAAATGCCAGATATGATGGATAGATTTAATTACCTGTATCCAGACCGTAGAATATCATTCCAAGACTATAATTTATTTATTCAAAGCAGGTCTGAAATTGAGGCGGACTTTAATAAAGCAGGCATTACTCGTGCAGATATATATGATAATACAATGGAGATTGCAGACAAGATTGAAGAGTATGACTTCTATGAGGGATTAGATCTGCTACCCATCCCAAAGACCAATGCTGACAAGAAACTAGCTGATATGGCCTTAGAAGGCCTTAGAAGGCTATCTCTGGACAAAGATCAGGTCTACTTGGATAGAATTGCAGAAGAGTTATCTATAATTAAAGATAAAGCATTTGCTTCATATTTCTTAGTTGTTGCAGATATGATTACATGGGCTAAGTCAAATAATATTATGGTTGGCCCTGGTCGTGGTTCTGCAGCAGGCTCACTAGTTTGCTACGCCCTTGGAATTACAGATGTAGATCCAATTAAATATGATTTGCTTTTCTTTAGATTTATTAATCCAGAACGTAATGACTTTCCAGATATTGATACAGATTTCGAGGACCGTCGTCGTAAAGAGGTTAAAGATTATTTGAAGAAGAAGTTTAAGCACGTAGCATCTATTTCTACATTTACTTACTTTAAAGATAAGGGTGTAATTAGAGATGCGGCAAGAGTATTTATGGTTCCTCTTTCTGATGTTAATCGTGCAATGAAGTCTATTGATACTTTTGAAGATTTTATGGATTCACCAAATACAAAAGAGTTTAGAGCAAAGTACCCAGAAGTAACTTGGCTTGCAGAACGTCTTCGTGGAAAGATTCGAAGCGTTGGAGTGCATGCTGCTGGTGTAGTTGTGGCAAAAGATGATTTGAGAAAGTATGCACCAATAGAGTCCAGAGCAGATGCAAATGATGATGTGTCTGGAAGAATTCCAGTCGTGGCATACGATATGGATACGGTTGCAGATATAGGTCTTATTAAGCTAGATGCCCTAGGTCTTAAGACTTTATCTGTAATCTCAGATACTTTAAAATCAGTTAAGGATAGGCACGGTAAAGAAATTAATCTTTACAGCATACCACTTGACGACCAAAAAGTTTACAAGATGTTTAACGACGGATATACTAAAGGTGTTTTCCAAGCAGAAGCAACGCCTTACACAAATCTACTTATAAAGATGCAGGTAGATAAGTTTGAAGACTTGGCTGCATCAAATGCTCTTGTTAGACCAGGAGCAATGAATACCGTAGGTGCTTCATATATTAAAAGAAAGCACGGGGATGAGGCAGTTAACTATATTCATCCCATCATGAAACCTTTTACAGAAAATACATACGGAGTTATTATTTATCAGGAACAGGTTATGCAAGCATGCGTACACCTAGGTGGAATGACTTGGTCAGAGGCTGACAAGGTTAGAAAGGTTATTGGTAAAAAGCAGGATGCAAAGGAACTCGGTCCGTTTAAAGATAAGTTTATTCAAGGCGCTAAAAAGCATATCAGCGCCGATGAAGCAGAGAACCTCTGGAAAACATTCGAAGCTCACGCTGGATACTCATTCAATCGTAGTCACGCTGTTGCTTATTCTATGCTTTCTTATTATACCGCTTGGCTTAAGTGCTATTATCCTTTGGAATTTTTATTCTCGATCCTTAAAAATGAAGGAGACAAAGATGCCAGAACAGGATATCTAATTGAAGCCAAAAGGCTTGGAATCAAAGTTAAGCTTCCACATGTAAATGAATCAGATGTAAACTTTTCACTACAAAAAGATTCAATTAGATTTGGTTTAGCTGAAGTTAAATTTATTTCAGACAGTATTGCAAATAAAATTATTGAAAAGAGACCGTATGAAAACTACAAAGATTTTGTCGACAAGGCATCTAAGAAGGGTAGCGGTATTAACTCTAGGGCCGTTAACTCTCTTAATGCTATTGGGGGCGCTGCTTTTGATGATAATCCTAGAAGCGGCAAAGAAGGAGAGTCTTATTACGAATTTTTAGGGATACCTTCTTTTAACCTTTCTAACTTAGAGCCAAGGGTTAAAGCACAAGCAAGACCTATTGATGAATTTGAAGAGCTGGGATCATTCGTAATGTTTGGTATGGCCAAAAGCATCAAGCGTGGTAATGGCTGGTCAAGAATTGAACTTGTCGATGAAAGTGGATCTGTAGGATTATTCGATATAGAGCAGACAAAAATAGAAACAAATAAAATGTATTTTGTTCTTGTAGGCGATAATAGAATATCAAGGTACATAGATGTTGATTCTATAAATAAGGATTCTGACGATGCATTTGTTAAATATTTATATGCAAAGTCATACCCTATTGACGAAAATCAAAGGTTCGTGATAAGCTATACACCATATAAAACAAAAGCTGGCAAAACTATGGCGCACCTTGTTATGTCAGATAAAGATAAAAATTTAAATAGAGCTATTGTTTTTTCTAGCATGTATCCAATTTCATTGGCTAAAATGCGAGAAGGAATGATTTGCGAGCCAACTCTAAAAACCTTAGAAGATGGAACACTTATGGTTAAGGATGTAAGATGACAAGTAATACAGAAGATGTTTTTAAAACAATGAACGCTACAAGAGTTTTGGTTGCTATTCTAAACAAAATTGAATCTATTAGTATACCTACTGAAGATTTTATTAATTCTAACAATCAAGATGTACAGCTTTCTGTAACATATAATGACGAGACTATGTCGTTTGAATTTAGATTAGAGGATAAACCATCTGGATCTGAAGAAGAATTGCCGAATAGCTAATTGTTATGGAAATGCAACTAGACGATATCTTAGCAAAGCTAGACCCTAAGACTAGAGCCAGGGTTCAATCTGCTGTAGATATCCATATTGAAAAGCAGCCCACACCTAGCATAGGCTTGAACTTCGCATTAAACGGAGGTTTTGCTTATGGAAGACAGATACTTGTTTGGGGAAATAAGTCTGCAGGAAAGTCTTCTTTCTGTTTGCAGATGATTGCTTTAGCTCAAAAAGAAGGTAAGACGTGTGCGTGGATTGATGCTGAGCATTCTTACGATCCCGAGTGGGCAGAAAAGCTTGGCGTAAACTCAAAAGAATTAATATACTCTCCAGCTAAAACTGTTAATGATATGGTTGATGTTGCAACAAAGCTTATGGAAGCTGGCGTTGATCTAATAGTAGTTGATTCTATTTCAGCATTGCTACCAGCAATTTACTTTGAAAAAGACGGAAATGAAATGAAGGATTTGCAGGACACTAAGCAAATCGGCGCAGAAGCAAAGGATATGACCCACGCAGTCAAGATGTTAAACTATGCAAACAAAAACACATTACTTGTTCTCATCTCGCAGCAACGAAATCAATTTGGATCTATGCATGCTAGTCACATCCCCACAGGTGGCATGGCAGTTAAGTTCTTCTCTTCAACCGTCATTAAGCTATGGTCTTCTGAAGCTGAGGCTAATGCTATTAAAGCAGGTATTAAAGTTGGTGACAAGATTATTGAACAAAGAGTTGGGCGACCAGTTAATTGGATTGTTGATTACAACAAGGTCGGCCCCCCAAATTTATCAGGACAATATGACTTTTACTACCAAGGGCAAGCTCTTGGTATAGATTATGTTGGAGAGACATTGGATGTTGCAGAAATGTGCGGGATTATTGAAAAGGGTGGTGCATGGTATACAGTAAATGGAGAACGTTTTCAAGGACGTGCAAAGGCTGTAGCATATTTAAAGGAAAATCCAGATGTTGTAGACAAATTAATAGGAGAAATAAATGCCAAATATTAATGAGTTTTTTGGTTCAAAAACTGAAGAGCCTGTAGATAGCAGAGTTGAAAAAATAAATCAGCAAAGACAATGTAGCAAGTGCGAGTTGCATGCTCCATACTATAGCTTTAATCAGGCTACCTTAGAGATGTACTGGAAATGCCCATCTGGTCATGAAACAAAGCATAAGCTTAACTGATGTCAGAAAGAGCAGAAGTAAAAAGAGACGGAGCTAAAGCACAAAAAAATAGTGGCCGTGGAGAATATCAAAAAGGTGATGCTAAGTGGAAAAGCTTTGTAGTAGATTACAAAGAATCCAAGGCTTCATTTAATTTAAATAAAGATGTATGGGCTAAAATCTGTACAGATACTTTTAAGGTTAGCAGGGACATGCATCCAGCCCTTAAAATTATTATTGGTGAGGATTCCAAGGTCCGTCTTGGAATCATAGAGTGGTCAGTACTAGAAGAACTGATTACATTTTGGGAGGAGAATAAAAATGGCTAATCCAATTATTACAATTGTTGGAAGAGTTGGTAGTGAACCAGAAGCTGTGGGATCAAATGGACTTCGCTTTAGGGTTGCTACTAATGATCGTGTTAAGAATGATGTAACTGGAGAGTGGGAAGACAAGAACACTTCTTGGTGGACAGTAAAGGCCTGGCGAACACTTGCAGATCAATCAAAGTCTGTAATTAAAAAGGGCATGGAAGTTATTATTGTAGGAAAGATTTATGAAGACACGTGGACAGATAAAGATGGAGTAAAGAAAAGTTCTTATGAGATTAATGCAGACTCAATTTCTGTAACAGCATATACTTTATCTAAAGATAAATCTCCAAGCAATAACGACTTTCCTTCATACAAGACATATGCAGAGGTTCCGTTTTAATGAAAGAAATAGTTCTTACAACATTAGTAGGAATTGGTGTGGGCAGTATATTTAGTTTATTTAGACTACCTATACCTGCCCCACCAGTATTTTCTGGATTAATGGGTATATTTGGATTGTGGCTTGGATATGGATTAGTTGAAAGGATCATCTCATGACATCATTTATGATTGGAATAATGATCGGAATTGTTTTTGGATATGCTATGGGTCTTTTTGCAGACAATCTGGATAAAAAGAGTAAAAAGCAAAATGATTAAAAAAATATTGTCACCGAAGGTTGTTGTATACAGAGATGTATTTAGTAATCCACAAGAGACCCTTGCTTCCATCCTGGACTCTAAAGAAAGAGAAACTCATTTTGTTTTTAAAAAATGGGAGCCTTGGGGTCAATATGGATTTTCATCAACAGCTTCGCTTTACGGTAATGATTTTGAAAGAATTATGGATAGTCCAATAGGAAGATCTGAGAGTAATATATTTTTATCTATAGAAGATGCATATTGGAAGGTTGTAGAGGATTACATAAAAGAATGGAAGAGCGTTGGAGATTGGCCATATGTTACTGATTGGAGCTTTACAAGAGGACAGGACTTCATTGACCTTAAGCCTACAGACCCAATTTTATTAATGTACAACCCAAACCCTCAAGATAGGCTAGCTATGAGCTATCACACAGATCAACATCAATTTGATTTTGAATCACCTAAAGACCATTTATTTATAACAGTGACAATATATTTAAATGATGATTATGGAGGTGGAGAGCTGTCTTTTATTAAAGAGGATACCAAAGAGATAAGTTATTTTAAACCAAAAGCTGGAGATATTACGGTGTTCCCGAGTGGACTTCCTTACTTCCATGGTGTAGAATCCATATCTAGCGGGCAAAAATATTTACTAAGGATGTTTGTTACCTGTAAATATGATGGCTCTGAGTCATGGAATCGTAACAAAAAAAATTACGGAGCTGAGTTGTGGGAAAAAATGGAAAAAGAAAGAATCGAGTCTGACTGGAATCTTAGCAAGTGGTTTAGGCTACCAGTATTTTTAGACGATACGGAGGAAAACTTGGAGAATCAAAATGTTCATGGGGAAAGAATTTACTTCCCATATAATAGAGAAGAAGCAAAGAAAAATTTTTTAGTTAGGTGGGACAATGACAACTGATCAAAATACACTAGAGCTTATAAACTCTATAACTGAATTTAACGATCTGCATGATTATATGAAAGATGATCAGCTAGACAAAGCTCTTGCAATAGTTGTAAAGCTATTACTTAACCCAGATGTTCCAGCAGCTAAAGCACCTCAGCTGATTATTGAGTTGCAAGCAATGTCAACTAAATTTTCAATGATGGCATCTTATTATTCAACAATAGCAAAAGATAAAGCTGGTACAGCAAATAATAACAAGAAAAATATTTATTATTCAGCCAAAGAGTCCATAGACAAACTTGTAGATGCACTTAAGTATGTCGTTAGGTATAATTTGTAATGGGTAGAAACATAGTAAAAAATTTAAAGTTTAAAAAGCACACAGGAAAGTTCTTTGACCCAGAGCTTTTTGCATCAATGCTAGATGAGTCGTATAAAAATACAAAACGAGCAGATGGTGAAATGACTAAAAAGTCTTTTAGCCCAAGCTCTCTTGGGTATGGGCATGGAACATGTCCTAGATATTGGTATATGGCTTTTTCTGGAGCTGTTTTTATTGATAACAATGATGCAGTTGCAGTTGCAAATATGGCTCAGGGCACACAAGCTCATGAGAGGCTTCAAAATTTAATTAAAACTATGCCGCAGTGGGTTGCAGAAGAAGAAGAAATAGTAAATGAGTACCCACCAATACGTGGGTTCATTGACCTTATTATGGAGTATGACAATGAAACAGTAATTGGTGAAATCAAAACTGCCAAACAAGAAGTTTGGGATGCAAGGCAGGCTGAGATGAGCCCATCTGCAAACCACTTGCTACAACTTTTGACATACATGAAGCTTAAAGATGCTAAAGAAGGATTCTTTCTTTATGAAAATAAAAACACTCAAGAGATATTAGTCATACCAGTATCAATGAATGAAAGAAACAAAAAGATAATTGAGGATGCATTTTTGTGGATGAGAGAGGTGTGGGATAATTTTAAAGACGGGGACCTGCCCATGAAACCAGAAGGTGCCTCAAAAACAAAGATGCCTTGCACATATTGTCCAATTAAAAAAGAGTGTTATTCAAAAGAGACACCCGTTGGAACGGTTCAGATAGAAAGATTTAAGGTGCCAGTGCTATGATTTGTGCCAACCAGGAGTGTGCAATTCCTTTTGAGCCTAAAACACATAACCAAAAATATCATTCCGATGAGTGCTGCAGGGTAGCAACTAATAAGAAAATAATGCAGAAGTATTATGAAAAAAAGGCTATAAGGTCTGGATCAAGCAGATTGTGCAAAAAATGTAATGCTAAGCTAAGTAGATATAATGATCAGTCAATATGCTCAATGTGTCAAAAAAATTCAGCTATAGAAAATAGACTAAAGATACTAGGAATGTTAGATGACATTAGCTAAACTAATAAAGACAAAAGCTCATAGAGTTTTAGGAATTGACGCATCTACCAGCTCAATAGCTTTTTGCTTAATGGAAAACAATATACCTATTAAGTGGGGCAAGGTTAATCTTGTAGGAAATGATATATATGAAAAGATATATAATGCTAAAATAAAAATGTCTGTAATGCTTGATGAATTAAAAAGTGATTATATTGCTGTTGAAGGTGCCATACTTGTTAGATCACCTGATGCTGCTATAAAATTATCATACGTATATGGAGTTGTTATCGCTGAGCTTATGTCAACTGGAGCATCTGTAATTACAATATCTCCAAGCGCATGGCAGTCACATATTGGAAATAAGAACCCTACAAAGGATGAGAAGGAAGCAATAAGGGTTAAAAACCCAGGATATGCAGACTCCTGGTATAAAAATCAATTAAGAAATATGCGTAAGCAAAGGACAGCTGATTATTTTAACAAAAAATATAATGTGCTGATAGAAGATTTTGATGTAGCAGATTCATTCGGTATTGCTTATTATGCAAATGAGGTGCTGACTAAAAGATGAAGTTCTATAAGAATAAGGATTGGCTATACAGGAGGTATGTTGTTCAAAAGAAAAGTATGGATGAGATTGCAAAAGAATGTAGCGTTACTACAATGACTATATATAGATCTTTAAAGGAAGCGGGAATTATTAAATGACAAATAAGATTTTTTTTATTGGTGACTCGCATACAGCCTTTTTTTCTGGATCTACAAAAGATGTTTATAATGTAAGAGAGTACCATGTTGGCAATTATCAATTTGTAATGGATGGGGCAGAAGTTTACTTTGGCTGGCAGCATTCAAGGGCAGCTTACCACCTAGACACACACTTATTGAAAGAATTAATAGATCCTTTTTATGAAATGATAGATGAAAACTCCTTTATAGTATTTTGTTTTGGAGGTATGGATACCCAGTTTCATTTAAAAAAGTATAATAATTGCCAAGAGGTGGTAAAAAAGTATGTAGATACCTGCATAGAGTTTGCTAAGTCGACTAAGGCAAAAATTATTTTTATGGAGACATGGTATACAAATAATGCCCTAGAGCAATACACCGAGTTTAATAGCTATCTACATGATTACTGTATAGAAAAAGGTATTCACCCCCCTATTAAAATTATCAATAATATAGTAGAATATAACTATAAGTCAGAAGATTTTTACAACCATATGGGCAAAAAAGATTCTAAAAAAGTTTTAGAATACTCGTTAGAATTAGTTAAGGGATTATTTTAAATATGTTAACTCCAGTTTTTGAAGACTCAAAAGAATTTAGGTATGACGATCTGTATTTGCTTACAGTAGGAACAGAAGCTGGTAAAGATATTCTTAGCACCTGCCTTGAAATTGCTCACATGTTAATTAAAAAGAATATTTCATATGGCAACTCTGCTTTAGAGCCAGTTAGAATATTCTCAAAGGCGGGACCAAAAGAACAGCTTTATGTCAGAATTGATGATAAGCTTAATAGATTAATTAAGGGTGCTGAGTATCCAGGTGATAATGATATTGACGATTTAATTGGATATTTAGTTTTATTAAAGATAGCAAAAGGGATGGATGATGCTTAATACAAATGGCTCTATCAGTCTAGGTCAAGATATATATTTATATAAAAATTTTATTACACCTGAGAGCGCTGATCGTCTTTTTAATATTGCAAAAAATTCCTCGCCAGAAATTTGGAACCCACAATTTGATTTAAAAATGAATCCACAGCATTATGTAACTAATTATTTTGGAGAAGCTCAATTTATTTATGAAGCAATGAAAGATTTTCAATTATCAAGTGGTGATCTTGTACTAAGTGACTCGGTATATTTACAGAAATATCATGCAGGACAAGGAATGGCAGTGCATTACGACAATAATAAAGTAGAGAAGCAAATAGAGATTGCAAAGAATTATAAGGATGGCGATGAGTTTGAGGTTGTAAAAGAGCCAGTATACGGAATAGTTGTTTATTTAAATAAGGTGGATGGAGGAGAGCTATTTTATGAAAATCAAGGAGTAGTCTACTCACCCAGCCCAGGAGACATGATAATCCACAGCGCAGAAAAGCATTGCTCCCACGGTGTTAATAAATTAATTTCTGATTTAAGGGTTGTTTACTCTTCTATGATATACAGGGAAATCAAAGTTCCAATCCTAGTCAACTAAGATGTGGTATAATAAATTTATATGGAAATAGAATTAGCTGATCACTTTGATCGAATGAACAAGGTAGTTGAAGAGCTACTTAGGGGTAATAGCCCTACCCAGATTGCTACCTTGACTGGTCTTAAAAGGGCAGAAGTTATTGAGTTGATAGACGAGTGGAAGAGTGTTGTGCACAACGACACATCAGCCCGTGAACGAGCCAAAGAGGCTATCTCTGGAGCTGACCAACATTACGCAATGCTAATAAAAGAAGCATGGAAAACAGTTGAGGATGCAGATCAAGCAGGTCAGCTTAGCGTTAAGTCTGGAGCACTTAAGCTAATTGCTGACATAGAAGGAAAAAGGATTGGCATGCTGCAAGAAGTTGGTTTGCTAGATAATGCAGAGATGGCAGGCCAAATAGCAGAGGCGGAAAGAAAGCAAGAAGTTTTAGTTAAGATTCTAAAAGAAGTTACTGCAACATGCCCTAAGTGTAAGATGGAAGTAGCTAAACGCTTATCTCAAATAACTGGAATTGTTGAGCCGATAGAGATAATTGAGGAAGTAAGTGGAGTTTAATTTTGACGACCTCATCGATATACTTGACGGAGAAGAGTTCGAAGAAAGACCTGTCGATCTAAGAACGTTTGTAACAGACAAAAACTATTTAGGTCTACCTGAGTTATCAGAAAATCAATATACTCTTATTGAAAAATCTTCTCAGATTTATAAAGAGTCAACCCTTATTAAGCTTTTTGGAGAAAAAGAAGGCTCATTAAGATATAAGCAAACATGTAATGAAGTTGTTGCTCAATTAGGTAAAGGTAGCGGAAAAGATTATTGCTCAACCATATCTGTTGCTTATATAGTTTATTTACTATTATGTCTTAAAGACCCAGCATCTTATTATGGTAAGCCACCAGGAGACTCAATTGATATTATAAATATTGCTATCAACGCCCAACAAGCAAACAACGTGTTCTTTAAGGGTTTTAAAAATAGAGTAACTCATTCTCCATGGTTTATAGGCAAGTACTTTGAGAAAGCTTCAGAAATAAAGTTTGATAAGAATGTTACCGTTTACTCTGGTCACTCAGAAAGAGAAGCATTTGAAGGATATAACGTTTTAGTTGCCGTACTTGATGAAATTTCTGGATTCGCTCTAGACAGCACAAGTGGACACGATCAAGCAAAAACTGCAAGTGGTATCTATGATATGTACAGGGCATCTGTAGATTCTCGTTTCCCAGATTACGGAAAAGTAATTCTGCTTTCTTTTCCACGTTTCAAGAACGACTATATCCAGCAAAGATACGATGAAATTATTTCAGAAAAAGAAGTTATATCAAGATCGCATAGATTCAAATTAGATCCAGACCTTCCAGAAAATACAGTAGGCAACGAGTTTGATATTTTTTGGGACGAGGACCAAATTATTTCTTACAAGTATCCAAGAGTATATGCTATACGAAGACCAACCTGGGAAGTTAACCCAACAAGAAGCATAGAGGATTTTAAAATTGCATTTTATAGAGATGTAACAGATGCTCTAGGAAGATTTGCTTGCATGCCACCAGAAGCAATTGATGCCTTCTTTAAATCTCGTGAAAAAATTGAGATGGCATTTAAAGATCTATCAATAGCAGTCGATGGGTTTGGAAGATTTGAAGACTGGTTCTTGCCAGAAGAAGACAAAGATTATTATATACACGTTGACTTAGCTCAAAAGCATGACCATTGTGCTGTATCTATGGCTCACATCGAAAAGTTTGTTAGTGTAAAGGTTACTGACACTTATTCTCAGCCAGCACCAATTGTTAAGGTAGACGCTGTGATGTATTGGACACCTACTTCAGACAAGTCAGTGGATTTTGCTGAAGTAAGAGATTATATTCTGTCTCTTAGATCCAGGGGATTTAATATTAAGATATGCACATTTGATAGATGGAACTCTCACGACATGATGCAGCAGCTGAAGCAGTATGGAATAAATACTCAAACTTTATCTGTTGCAAAAAAACATTACGATGACATGGCTATGGTAGTTTTAGAAGAAAGATTAAATGGACCTCATATACCATTGCTTGTAGATGAATTATTAGAGTTAAGAATTATGCGTGATAAAGTTGACCACCCAAGAAAAGGATCTAAAGACTTAGCTGATGCTGTTTGTGGTTCAATATATAATGCGATTAGTTTAACAAGAGAAGCTTTTGGAGACATTGAGGTTCATGACTATGCTTCTGTAAAAAAACAATATAGAGAAAGTTTAACACAAGAAAGCCCGAATTTAATTAAGGCACCTTCAGCAATGCCAAGGGATCTTTCTGATGCACTAAGTGGAATGGAAATAGTATGAGTATATATCAAGAAAAAGCTAAAGAATGTAAATGTTGCAGTAAGCATGTTCCTCTTCCAACTAGGTTGAAGGACTATAACGGAACACTAGTTTGCCCTACGACCTTTGACAACATCCATGAATACAAAAGGGTATGGTCTGATATTGGAAAGAGGCCCCCAGGAAGCATAAGGAAGCATTTTTCAGAGTATGTACAGAAAATAGTAGAAGACTCTATTGACAAAGTTGTAAGCTAAATACTATAATACAACTAGGCAACAATAGCTTAGTTGGTTAAAGCCCCGAACTCATAATTCGGTAATCGTAGGTTCAAGTCCTACTTGTTGCACAGGAGGTAGCATGTTTAACGAATATGATGATGAAGAAGAGCTTATGCTTAAAATACAACACTACATAGACATCGGTGCTATTAAAATTGCTGGATTTACACAAGATGGTGAAGCGATATTTGAATTAAATGAAAACATAACTTCAGTTTTAGCACCAGATTTATGGCAGGCGCATGAAGAGTATGTTGAATCAGAGCTTATAGACCTAGTTAATAATGATTTGATGAATGTTGAGTATGATGAAAATCTTCGGGCTACATATAATTTTACAGAAGAAGGATATCAGATAGCTAAGCAAAAGGGAATAATTCCTATAGACCAAGACGAACTTGATATGTAAATGGTTAATCAGTATAAAGATTTTGAAAATAGAAGGTTTTTATTTCAAGACATAGCTAAAATATTTCCTAACAATCCCTGGGTTATAAAAGCTACTGAAAAAATGAAATCTTATTCAGAAGAAGAATATTTGTCTATGGTTAAAGAAGCATACTTATTTCAGGATAAATTTGATAATGCAATAAATTTAGGGGTATCGGCAAAAACAGAGCAGGGCCATGATTTATTTATATTGTTTATTCAGCACATAAGATGGTTTTTTGAAATAGATAAAAGATCTTATGATGAGTTACTCGATTTATGTAGTCCAAATGTGAGTCAGTTTTTAATTGTCAATAAAGACTACTCTGAATTATTATATGATATTCTTATTGAATACAGAGAGGAAGTTGGAGTATAATGAAAGCCATTGTTGTTAATAAATTTGGAGGTCCAGAAGTAATGGAGCTATCTGATTTCAAGGAGCCAGTTGCAAAACATAATCAGATATTAGTAAACACTAGAATGATTGGCGTAAATTATGCTGATACATATCAAACTGAAAATAGTTACTTAGTTCAGTCATTGCCTCCAGTTATTCCTGGAATCGAGGCCTCATTTGAAATAGATGGTAATCTTTTTGTAGGTCATACAGCAAGCGGTTCTTATGCAGAAAAAGCTATTGTTAATTTAGATAGGGTATTTCAAGTTCCAGATGGAGTCTCAGAAGAAGAGGCCTTGTCAGTTGTATGCCAAGGCACAACAGCGTATGGTATATTAAAATATTTTTGTGATGTCAAGCCTGGGGATTTAGTTTTAATAAATGGGGCTTCAAGTGCAGTTGGTATGATTTTAGTTCAGATGTGTAAGTTATATGGCGCCACAGTAATAGCTGTTACTGGAAGTCAAAAAAAGATAGACTTTGTAAAAAGCTTAGGTGCAGATTTTGTTTGCCTAGACAATATGTCTGAGGTAAGAAAGGTTATATCTGAGGCGGGATCAAAGCCAAAATTTATTATAGAGTCGTATGGTGGTAAGCATTTTATGAGTTACTATTCAGTTTTAAGTACAGGCGGTCAGATATGTTCATACGGTGCATCATCTAGAGATGGTCTACCACATATTGAAATTAGGGATATATTAAAAGATTCAAAAATTGTTTCTGGATTCTGGGGCACTAAGATTTTTGAAGACAAAATAAAATTAAATGAAGCAGTTGACTATCTGTTTAATCTAATTAAAAATAAAAAAATAAAGATTGTTACAGGAGAAGTTATGAACCTTGAAGATGCAAAGGCTATGCATGAAAAAATTAGAAGTAGAGAAACTTTTGGAAAGCTTATTTTAATAAATAATTTTAACATGGAGGCTAAAAATGTCATTTGAGTTCAATGTTAATTTTTTTAAAGACAGCTATTTTGGCGACTTAAAGCCAAATATTGAAGAAAACATAATGTTTTATGAAGAACAATTAAAGATTGATGATGATGCGATAGTCTATAAGTATAACAATAAAGGATTTAGGTGTGACGATTTTACCAAAGATGTAAATGGGATTCACATGCTATTTGGAGGATGCTCAGAAACTGAAGGTGCAGCTAATCTTTTAGAAGATACATGGGCAAAAGTTTTATATAATAAGATCAAAGAGTCAAATGATGTTGCTGGTTACTATAATGTGGGTAAAGCTGGTCTAACAACATCTACGGTAGTTATGAACGTTTTTCAATACATATATGAGTATGGTTGTCCAGACTATATTTTTCTATACTTACCAGATCAGATAAGACATATAACTTGGTCAGGAGACAGAGGGTTTTATCCAACCTATGAATCACGGGATATTGATATTGGAGAAATAGAATGGAAAAGCTTTTTTAACCAAACCAGGGTTCCAGAAGTAATTAATGTTAATATCTTATACACAAGCTTTCTTTTTAAAATCTTAGTACAGTTTTGTGAGATGAATGGTATTAAACTTTTTTGGTCAACATGGCATACTCAAAGTGCGGATCCAGAAATTGTTGGAAAAGATTTGTTTAAGGGTTATATTCCAACATTCCCACCTACAAAAGAATATTGGGAAATGAAAATAGAAGACATGAGAGCAAGGGATGGATATCACTACGGTAGAGGCTACCATAAGATATGGGCAGAAAAATTTTATAAGGGGTTTTTAGATGATAAAAATAATAAAAAAAATAATAGTTAAAAGAAAAATAAAAAAAATGATCAAGAAGAGAAGATATACCTACTGATGATTATATTAGGAATTAATGAAACTTCACATGACGCATCCGTTTCATTAATAAAAAATGGCGACATACTATTTGCCGCACACGCAGAAAGATACAGCAAGAATAAAAATGATTGGTATAACAATAGCGAAATAATTTTAGATGCTTTAAACTACGGAACTCCAGATGCAATTGCATACTACGAAAAGCCATTGCTTAAAAAATCCAGGATGATTCTTCATGGAGGGGCAAGCGACTGGAAGCCAAAATTTCCCATAGATGTTCCAGTACACTATTTTAAGCACCACTACTCTCATGCAGCAGCAGGATACTATACAAGTTCGTTTAACGATGCTTGTATTGTAGTGCTTGACGCAATTGGTGAATTTAATACCTCAACAATATGGGTCGGAGAAGGAGAGAGAATCAATCTTAAGTATAAGCAAAACTACCCAGTAAGTTTTGGATTATTTTACTCTGCATTTACACAGCTAATTGGTCTTATGCCAAATCAAGAAGAGTATATCATGATGGGGATGGCAGCCTATGGAGATTGGAAAAGATACTATAAGGAAGTAGATGAGTATTTCCCACAATATGATCAACAAAAGTATAATTTTCACAAAGGAATTAATGACTGGGGTATGGCTATTACAGATCAAGATCGTTTTGATATCGCAGCAGCAGTTCAAATGGTATACGAGCAAAGATTAAATGATTTTATGCGTATGGCAAAAAGACTAACTGGTAAAAATAATTTAGTTTTTATGGGAGGCTGTGCACTTAACTCATCCGCAAATACGATTTTGTGGAATATATTTAAAGATATATGGATTATGCCAAACCCAGGGGATGCTGGAAGCTCATTAGGGGCTGCGGCTGCACTTTATGGAAAGCATTTAAACTGGCAAGGACCTTACCTAGGTCACGATCTCGGAGGAAATTATCCAGTTGATAAAATTTTGAATAGCTTAATTGTTAATAAAGTTGCTGCAGTTGCAACAGGAAGATCTGAGTACGGTCCGAGGGCTTTGGGAAACAGGAGTATCCTAGCAGACCCCAGAGACCCAAACATTAAAGATATTGTAAACTCCATAAAGCAAAGAGAAAAATTTAGGCCGTTTGCACCAGTAGTTTTAGAAGAATATGCGTCCGAATGGTTTGATATGAAATACTCATCTCCATATATGCAATTTACTCCAAAGTGCTTGAAGCCAGAACTAATACCATCTGTAGTTCATAAAGATGGAACATCTAGAGTCCAAACAGTGAATCAGGTTCAAAATCCAGGGCTTTATTTATTATTAAATAAGTGGTACGATTTGACTGGTATACCAGTATTGCTAAACACTAGCCTTAACATAAAGGGACAGCCCTTGCTAAATGATTTAAATGATATAAAAGAATGGCAAGAAAAATATAAATCTAGAATAATTTACTAGATGAAATAAAAGGAGAAAAATGTTTTATAACAACCCAAATGTAGAGAAAATTTCTGATAACATCTATATATACAGAAATTTTATTCAAAAAGAAAAGCTTGACCAAATACACTCTATAATAAAAGATTTAGAGGATGCTAATTTAGAAAGAAACGAAAATTCTCATAACATAGATTGGTATGCTGATAAGTTTTCTCCAGCAATTCCAGAACTTTATGACGTGTGGTGCGACATGAATGAGTTTCTTTTGCCAGAATACTGCATTCACCCTCAGATTTCATTAATAGTTACCAAAGAGGGCGAAGAGATGTATCACCATGCAGATTCTCCTGGAGAAAACATGGAAGAAGAATTAATTGCTTCAGATATATGGAATACATGCTGTGTAATTCATTATGGCGCCATAGCGTACTTTGGAGAATGGGAGGGCGGAGAAGTTTATTATCCAAATATTAATTCCGAAGGAAAGTTTATTGGAAATTTTGAACCATATCATAGTGACTCTGAGCTTAGAGTTAAGCCTAATGCTGGAGATTTGGTAATACACGGCGCCTATGGAAGTGAAACTCATGGAGTAAAAAAGATAACCTCTGGAACAAGATATGCTTTTTCTAATTTTGTTTTACCAGTACAAAAAAATCCTGGTACATTTCCTACATACGGAACAAAAGAAAATGAAGATAGATGGAAAAATGGATGGAATGAATGGATTACACCACAGAACTTTGTTTGGGAGCCATCTAAAAAGCTTCAAGATGAGCTAGATCAAGGAATTAAATCAGTTAGATATCGTGTCGGAGATTAATTACCTATAGACAATTTTTTATAGCTATAGTACAATTAAGCAATACGCCCTTGTAGCTCAGCGGATAGAGCGAGGCTCTTCTAAGGCCTGCGTCAGAGGTTCGATTCCTTTCAGGGGCGCATTGCATTTTGGACCATAGCTCAGTTGGCAGAGCGCAGAGCTGTTAACTCTGATGTCCCAGGTTCGAGCCCTGGTGGTCCAGCGCAATAATGTTGGTCCCTATAGCTCAGTTGGTAGAGCAACAGACTTTTAATCTGTGGGTCGTAGGATCGATACCTACTGGGGACACGTCATATGCAATATGATATAATTAACATAGGTTGCCAAATGGGGCCTATATTAACTTATTCGCTTGAAAGGGGAATAAAATGGTAAACAAATTAGCAATGGATCTATTTAATGATCCATTTTTTATTGGCTTTAACAGAGAGTTAGGCCGATTAAATACTGCATATAAAACAAATTCACAGTCGTACCCACCGTATGATCTTCTTAAGCTAGACGATGATACTTATAAAATTTCACTTGCAATTGCTGGATTCTCAAAAGAAGATATTGATGTGTCCGTAGACAACGGAACGTTAATTATCAAAGGTGAGCTTCTAGAAGTTGCAAACGCAGAGGTAGTACATAAGGGTATTGCAGGAAGAAAGTTCGTAAGATCCTTTGCACTAGGAGAGTACATGGAAGTAACTTCTGCAGAATTAAAAGATGGAATGTTGCATGTTCATGTTGTACGAATTATTCCAGAAGAAAAAAAGCCAAAAAGTATAAAAATTAAATAAAAGTAAGACCTGGGCATGTCTAAAACTGCCCCACTAACAGAAAGATTTATATGATTATTCAAATTATTGGACTACCAGGTTCTGGGAAAACAGAATTAGCTAAAGCACTTAAAGAACGTATTAACGCTATACATCTTAATGCAGATGAGGTTCGTGCAACTGTAAATTCAGATTTAGGGTTTAGCCCTGAAGACAGAATTGAGCAGGCTCGTCGCATGGGCGACATGGCAAGACTTATTGCTAAGCAGGGTGTTGCTCCAGTAATAGTTGACTTCGTATGTCCAACTGATCTAACCCGTGCAGCCTTTGGCAAGCCAGATATTTTGGTATTCATGGACACAATTGCAGAGGGTCGCTTTGAAGACACAAATAAAATGTTTGAAAGACCAACAGAGTTTGATGTATCTTTTATTAGCCACAACCTCAATGCTGAAGCAAAGGCATCTCATATAATTGAAAAGTTTAGTTTGCATGATTGGTCAGCTCCAACAACCCTTATGCTTGGAAGATACCAGCCATGGCATGAAGGACACCATGCTCTTTATAAAGAGGCGGGAAAGAGAACAAATCAAGTTCTTCTTGGAGTACGTAACACATACAATACAAGCGAGAAAGATCCTCTTAAGTTTGATCAGGTAAAAGAATATATTGCCAAGGATGAATTTATGGATGGGGCATTAGTATTAAGATTACCTAACATTACCAATATTGTATATGGTCGTGATGTAGGATATAAAATTGAGCAAGTAGATTTGGGGGCAACTATACATGCTATTTCAGCTACTGAAAAACGTCGTGAATTGGGCATCTAGTATCGGTAAAGGTATTGCAGATGCAGAAGAAAGAATGATAGAAGAGATGTATAGGAAAAAAGAAGATGAAAGTAACTAAAGCCAGATCATTTGTTAAAGCATTAAGCTATCGCATATGGGGAACACTTTCTTCTGTAGCAGTTGCTTATGTTATTACAAAAAATGCTTCTCTATCTGTTACAATTGCATTTTGGGAAACGGTAGTTAAGGTATTTATTTACTACGCACATGAGC